TAACTTAAAACTCCTAATAACAGATATAATTGGAGATAATTGGAGTTAGCTCTTAGAATCTTTTCTGTTGCCTTGAAAGTAATAGCTTTTTTGTTGCCTTGAAAGTCTTTTCTGTTGCCTTGAAAGTCTAGCAGTGTATTTTTTTTTGGGATGCTTTTAAAAATTTTTAACTATTACTTTACGCCGAAACATTACTTTTTACTAAGCAACTTGCTTTGTAAACTATATTGTCCGCAACTCTGTCAACGCCGTTGATGCCTTGCAATGCAAGTTTAGCTTTGAAGTTTTTCTGCCAGTTTGGATTATTTACATCAATAGTGATATCGTTAATCCCTTCACGTTTTAAAGTTAAACTATTATCTGTCAACAAAAATTCTTGCTTGCGTTTGTTTAAACTTGCATCATTCTTGTAGTTAACGAAAGCTAAAATCTCCTTAGCGAAAGCTACTTTTTCGCGGATATCAACCATTGATAATTTGAATTCCGCTTTAAGTTTTGCGACGTCTGTTTTAGCTGTTTCAAGTATTGTTTTTGCCTCTTCAAGCTGTTTTTCCTTGTCGCTGTCGCTCAAGCAATCCCGATATTCAGTAGCAATGACTTGTTTCTGCTTCTGCATCTCCGCCTTTAATGCTTTTTGTTTTTCCTTTAGTAGCTTAGCATCCGCCAATAAATCTTGAATTGTTTTTTTAGCCATTTTGGTACCGCCTTATTATTGTTTGTAAAGCATCCCAAAAAAAATACACTAATTGTCAAGGAACTATATTGATACATCATTATCGCATATATATATATCTTGTCAATATATATTTTTTACCGCTGGGATTATATTACTTGACATAACTATATATGTATGCTATAAGATGAAAAGTTAGAAAAAAGATTATAAGAAATCCGCACCTCCTCTCCCCTATATAGCTTAGAACTCTCATTTCAGCACATCTAACATTCTCTCTCAACTAAAAATCGTTCGCACCTTATTGCCTTTTTTCCATTTCCCTACTTTTATATTTAGCTTAGACTTTGATTTCCCATAAAAAAGGTATAGCGAGAATTCCAAGCATTATAAAAAAAACAAAAAAACACTTGACTTAACATCAAATTTGGTATATATTTTGTGTATTGATAAAAGTGTAGACCTATGTGGCGATAAAAGCTAAAAGAAAATATAATGAATAAGATAAAAACAAATGAAAGCAAAAGTTCAGCCCTGAATAATTCAGGGTTTTTTTATTTTGTAAGCAAAAAGGAGGAAGTATGAATATAATTGAACCGTTAAATAAGCGGATAATAGTTGAGCCAGATGCAAAGGAAAGTGTATCGAAAGGTGGGATTTTCATACCGCAGACTGCCAGCCAGAAAGCACCAACGAAAGGTAGGGTCGTTTCAATAGCGAGTGACTGCGCTATAAAGATTCGGCTAAGCAAAGGGGATTTGGTTATTTTCCCGAAGTTCGCCGGCACAGAGATTATCGTGCCACCATTAGATATAGAAGGGAAAGATAAAGTATTACAGATTATAAAGGAAGAGGATATACTTGCCGTTATCAAACCAAGTTAAAAAGGAGAATAATGGACGATAAAAACGGTACATTAGGAAAAAAAAGAGAAGATCTAAGAGAAAGCCAAGTAGCAGCAATAAAATCAGCTGTTTTAGAAACATTGCATAAACTAGAAGATCTAGAGAAGGAAAAGCAAATTATACATGGCGCCATTAAGATATTGAAACACGACCTATTTGATTTGAAGGATGGGCGGTTGGACAGGATAGTCGAGCGTCACGAGATAGATGAGAGATCAAAGGAGTTGAGTGCAGTTTGTATTGAAAGGATTAAGGACCAAAAACCCTCAGCGCCTTGGTTTATCTTGTATGGGTTGAAAGGAAAGGCAGATAAAGGATCTACTGATGTAAATAACTCAATTACTAAAACTCATGCTTCTGGAAGTTATAAGTTATCTGATGGAAGCATCAAATATCTATGACAAATGGTAAAAAAACAGATTAAGATAGACGTCGATGAAGGATCTGATACATTCGGGATGTTCGTGGTGTTGGAAGGAATATTTTATGTTACCCACCACAAATGTGATTTCAAGAATAACGTCCTTATTAGCAAGGATAATAGGGTGAGAATAGCTAAATCGATGCTAAATGGTTTGGAAAAGACACTAGATACAGGGTTAAGAGTAGAACAGCTAACTTATAGCAAAAGGAAATGATAAAATGATTAAATATAATGTTGATTACTATTACAATCTTTTGAAGATTCATACGTGTACAGCAAAGGAAATTAATGACTTGCGGTGGAATTTTGTCGCAAAATATACAATGATTGATAAAATCGCTAGACAATATGCAACAGTTCTTGATTATGGGTGCGGTCCGGGCTGGTTTGCTGCATTTAAGCCTGACTACATTAGGCAGAATAACATTGATACTTTCGATATTATGCCTGTTCCGCAGACAGGGATAAGAAGGATTCAGTATAGCGTTGTAACGCTTTGGGATGTGCTGGAACATATTGCGGATTTTACTGATATTGAGAATGTGATTAATCGGACAAATTTTGTTGCGATGACTATTCCGATTAAACCTGATAGCATAAGGTGGAATTCGTGGAAACACTTTAAGCCGGGCGAGCATCTCCATTATTATACAGTTGATTTACTAAAAGCATTGTTTAGATTGTATGGTTTTTCATTAAAAATTGATGAAATGATTGAATGTCCTCCAAGAAGCGATGTGCATTCATTGATTTTCGAGAAATCTGATTGGGTTACTACAACGACGAGGAATAATGGATAAAGAGAAAGTAGTCTTAGTAAACGATTTATCCCCGGGCGATATTTTAATAATGTCAGTGGCGATCCGGTCATTGTATAAAGCTTACCCTAATAAGTATATGATTGACGTTCGTTCGCCATGCAATGAGATATTCAATAATAATCCTTATATTCAAAAAATACCGATAAGTAATAATGCTAAAGTCAATGAGGCTATCGAGAAATTAAAGAAAAATGACAACCTTCCTCCGATATTGGTGGAAGATACTAAATATATTATATCCCACTACCCTCTTATCCATATTTCTGGCATGTCAGGGCTTCCTTTTGCTGATGGGCATCGAATGTTTTTGGCGCAGAAGCTAGGGATTGAAATACCGCGAACAGGTATGAAGCCAGATATTTTCTTTTCAAACGAGGAATTGGCACTACCTAGGCAGATAAAAGGCAAATATTGGCTGATAAATGCTGGAATCAAGAATGACTACACCTTAAAATACTATCCTTACTATCAAGAAGTGGTAAATCTGCTAAAAGATAAGATTCAAGTCGTTCAAGTTGGACATACAGCTCACAACCACCCACTATTGGACAATGTATTGGATTTAAGGGGGAAAACTAACCTAAGGCAACTGTTTCTACTGTCTAAGTACGCAGAAGGGGCTATATGCCCAGTTTCGTTGCAAATGGTTATAATGGCATCGTTAAGTAAGCCTTGCGTAGTGGTTGCCGGCGCCAGAGAGGGGGTTAGGTGGCAATTAAATCCAGATCATCGCTTCCTATATACTAATGGCGCAATTAAATGTGCAAAGTATGACGGCTGTTGGCGGTCAAAGATAGAAGAATGCACGTTCAAATCTTCTGAAGGTAATCCAATGTGCATGGAATTAATTCGCCCGGAGGACATCGCGCGAGCGGTAGAGTTGTATTACTTAGGTGGAGTGTTGAAGTATGAGAAAGAAAACCCGGTTATTCTTAACCAAAAAGAAGGAGTAAATAAAATGGATAAAGTGACTCTTAACGCTATTGTTCCTGAGAATACTGGTGATAACACTGCAGTTCCAAATATATTAAACGCTGATAATAGCAATTTAAACAAAGATATTATAGATGTTAATAAAATAACCGTTTCTGAATCTTTTCCTGTCGGTATTAATTCTCCACAAGCAACATCTTCGATATTTAATATATTAAGGATATTAAAGAAGTTAAATGATAGCGATACATTTCTCGAGGCGTATCACTGGCATTTGAATAAGCGTAAAGATACATTTATGGATACGTATCATTTTATGCAGTGGGTTGGTGCTAATGTAAGACCTAAACGAATATTAGAGATAGGAACACGCACTGGTATATCAATTTGCCAATTATTATCAGCCTATACTAATTATGATAGTTTAGAAGAAATAATACTTTGTGATTTGTTTAATGATGGATTAGCAACGCCTCAAGGCGTTTTAAATGCTTTGAACTATTTGAATATTCCAACTGATAAAGTTAAATTCATTGTTGGCAGTTCATTAGATGAAATACCTAAATTTATTGGAAAGCAAACTTTCGATTATATTCTTGTTGATGGAAATCATGATAAAGATTATGCAAGAAAAGATTTAATTAATGCAGTTCAATTAATAGAAAAAGGCGGTTACATTGTCTTTGATGATATAACACCTGACGGCTGTTCACTCCAAGATGTATGGGATGAGTTTAAAACAAATAACAATGCCTCTTTTAATTTCATGGAGAATCATGACGGTAAAGGATTAGGCGTAGCTAAAAAAATATGAAAATATTAATTACTGGCGGAGCAGGTCTTGTTGGAAGTCATTGTGCGGAACATTTTGCTAATAAAGGAGATTCTGTTGTTATCCTTGATAATTTAATGCGCTCTAAGTTATTTGGATATGATAAAGAGTCAGTTGAGTTTAATTGGAACTTTTTAGGTTCGTTTGATAATATTGAACGTATAAAAGGCGATGTTAGAAATGTTGAAGATGTAAACAACTCTATGAGTAAAGGTGTTGATGCAGTTATACATACCGCTGGCCAGCCGGGAGTTCCTAGTTCTACAAGAATGCCGATAGAAGATTTTCAGATAAACGCATTCGGCACTCTTAACGTTCTTGAGTGTTTGAGAAAAATAAATCCAAAAGCTACATTTTGTTATTGTTCTACCAATAAAGTTTATGGCGAGAATGTAGACACGATACCATTAGAAGAAGGAAGGACACGATATAATTATTTAGGTACTAAAGGAGTTAAAGAAACTCTGCCTGTTGATTTAACAGGACATACTCCGTATGGTGTCTCTAAATTAGTCGGAGATTTATATGCTCAGGAATATGCACATATTTATGGGATGCGAACTGGTGTATTTAGAATGTCTTGTATTTATGGGATTAGACAGTTTGGCTTTGAGGATCAAGGTTGGGTTGCTTGGTTTATAATTGCTAATTTATTAAAGAAAGAAATAACTATTTTTGGCGATGGTAAGCAAGTTAGAGATCTTCTTTATGTTACTGATTTAGTAGATGCTTTTGATAAATTTATATATAGCGATGTTAAGTCAGATGTTTTCAACATAGGTGGAGGTTCTGAGAATACGGAGTCTTTAAAGGAATTCATAACACACTTAGAATCTCTGACGAATAGATCTACACAATTGAAATATGCTGATTGGCGGCCGTCTGATCAAAAGGTATATATTACAGATATATCTAAGGTTAAAAAAATTCTTAATTGGGAGCCTAAGATTCATACACTTACAGGTATAAAAAAAGTTATAAATTGGATTGATAATAATAAGGAAATATTTATTTAAAATGCAACATCCTAAAGACATTGAATACTTTAAAGAATACCCAGCACCGCTAATGGAATTATTTCATTCAGCACATTTTACTAATATAAATGCGACTGATTCTTTTTTTGGCTGTATGCTTTATTTTTTAATTAGAGCATTCAGATGTCAGAAAGTTTTAGAGATAGGATCCGCAGAAGGTTATTCAGCATGGTATATGGCTAATGGTGTCAGAGATAATGCTATAAGGCATAACTTTAAAGACGTTATGTATTATGGAATAGATATTGTTAAGATAGGTGAAGTAGAAAAAATTTTAACTGACCATAATCTTCCGAATACTATGTTACCAATAGACACAATAACTTTGGGGAAAGAAGTGTTTGAAGATACTAAATTTGATTTAGTATTCCAAGACGGCTGTCATGAAGCAACTCATGTATTTCATGAGTTTAAAACTCTCTGGCCATTATTAAAAGGTAATGGTTTAGGCTATTGGATTATGCACGACACGCGAGGTCCGGCTGAAGAAGGTTATAAAAGGATTTTAGAATATATAAAACAAGAAAATATAGATATTCAACATATTAATTTGGATGAAGGTATTTATGGATTAGGTATGTTTAGAAAAATGGAAGGCTTTGATTATTCTAAGAAACTTTGGAATGACTAATATTAATGAGTAAAATGAAAAATAAAATTATAGGTTACGCATACGTAGTGGGAGATATAATTCATACAGGTCATTTATTACATCTTGAAAACTGTTCAAAATTATGTGATGCGCTTTTTGTAGGAGTATTATCGGAGAAGGCAGTAATGGAAAAGAAGCCTAGCCCAATAATGTCTTTAGCAGAACGCATTTACATTATAAACAGTTTGAAGTTTGTAACTTGTGCTATATGTCAGGATGACTATAGTCCTTTGGGGAATTGTAAGGCAACCAAGCCAGATATCTTATTTGAGTCAACTTCGCATTCAGAATATCCAGCTAATAACTTTATGAAATCGATTGGCGGTCGAGTTATTGTAATGCCTTACTTCAGTGAACAGAGTTCAACAAACATTAAGGAGAAGATAAATGCGGATAATAATAATGGCAATAGTTCTAATAATGGTTAATGGTTGCGCTGGGTTAGGTTTAAATAAAAAATGCACAGTAATACCAGACGAGATATGGATATCAGGAGATTTAGATCCAAATAATAATTACAACGCTGTTGAATATACCGGGGGGATAAAATGGAAATTAAAATAAAAGAAACTGAAACAAGGTCGGTAGTAAAAAGTGCAATTTGGCGTGTTGTAGGAGTGCTCGTACTTGGAGCCGTAACTTATTTTTATACTAGACAATGGGTACAAACATCTTGGATAACTTTTTTACATCATGGAGTGTTCTTTTTTGTATTCTGGGCACATGAGAGATTTTATTTACATACTGATTTTGTTGGTTTAAAGAGAAAAATTTTAAAGATGATTACATATGAGAGCATACTAGGTTTTCTAATCCTAGGTGTAATCACCTTAATAGTCACTGGGGATGTTCAGACTATGAATAAAATAACCATTACTTATATTCTAATCAAACATTTTCTTTATGTATTTAATGAGTTTATCTGGGATAAGATTAATTGGGGTAAAAAATGAAAAAATGGTCTTCGCACGACGCGTTGTATAAAGAAATGACCAGTAAGGAGAAATACGAAGGTCATCCTCAACGAATGAATTTTAAGAGGACTAATGAATATTTACAAGATTTAAGATTAGTCTTTGGAAAAGTAGGAATAAAATTCTTTTTATTCTGCGGAACATTAGTTGGGGCTATCCGCGATCATGATTTCCCTTGGCTAGACGATGATGCTGACGTTGGTGTTCTTTTCGAAGATGCAGATAAGTTTGTTGAAGCTGAGAAAATCTTTAAAGAAATGGGTTACTATACTTGTTTCGGTGAGACAATCGATGGTCGCAGAACATCTGGATACATTGCAAGAAAAGAGCATAGAGAGAAAATAGATTTTTATGTTCTTTTTTCTTTTGGCGGAGAACGTTGTTTTTACAGATTTGTTAAAGACGGATATGATTTGTATATACCATATCCTCAAAAATACTTTGACAATTTGAAAGAAATAGAATTTAAAGGAGAGAAGTATTTTGTGCCTAATCCGCCAGAAGAATTTTTAACATACCTCTGGGGCAATTGGAAAGTTCCGAGAGGCGGTCAATGGGGTCTTATCAGCCATAAAAAGGTTTTAAAAGAAGAATTCAAACATGAGGGGGCACGATGAAATACGCATTTACACTTTCTTGCACTGGTGGATATTTGTTCGGTATGATAAGTGCCATGAACGCTATGGCTCATTTTGGGGTAAGAGCTGATTGGGAAGTTGCTTATGCCAATATACCTTCAGAAATGAGAAATAAAATATCTTGCTCTTTTCCATTTAAAGTTAATTGGACGTTTATACCAGAATTGATCGAGGGAACAAATAAGATAGCTGATAGGCATTGGATCGCAACTTGGTTGATGACAAAGAAAGTTATTAATAATTATGACGCTATATGCCACACTCAAGCAGACCATATGCCTTTAAGCAATATGACAGCTCTTTTCAAAGCGGCTGCTGATGGCTGTCTTGTTTTAACAGAACATTTCAATTATTCTAACACTATAGAAGATTTATACGCAAGAAATTCTCCTGTTGTTGATAGAGGGCAGTGTTCGTTGACAGACCAATTCATTTTTGCAAATCCAACACATAAGAATATCTTTTCCACTGTTGCTGAGACAATGGATCAGAAGTTAGAGGGAGATAGAAACCATCCGGTTATAATTCTCAACAATGTTGTAAAGGCAGCTGTTCCTTTTGAAGAAGTGATTACTCTTGAGCGTCATATATGGGCGTTCCAAAAGAATCTTAATAATATACCTTTACGTAGAAGCGGAAATAATATCTTAACGAATAATGACGTTAGGCTTCGAGGGATCCACAACCGTTGGTGGCAGAAAGGAAGGGCTAATAGTGAGCTAAGGAATAATCCTGGAAAAGACATGTCAATCACAATAGCTAACTGGAATTTAATTCGTGACTATATGGCTGAGTTCAATGCAATGCGTCCAGAAATAGCAGTGGAGGATTATGAAAGAACTGTTTGGTAAAATAGAAACTCCTAGGTGGGAGGTTGTTGAGACTTTAATTAATAAATATGATCTTAGGAAAATAGCTGAGATAGGTATTTTCCATGCAGACATGGCATGCAAGGTGTTGCATGGTGCTAGGGTTACAACAATTAAACAATTTTAATATGTGGGAAATAAAAAGAAATCTAAAATTTGAGAAACTAACTGAAGGCTATAAATTATTCCCAATTCAGAATTTAATGCGTTGGGATTTGCTGACGTTATTGATACGACAATATAATTTAAAGCAAATAGCTGAAGTAGGAGTTTATCGAGGCGATACTGCAAAAAGAATATTGAGAGAACATCATTCTTTCTTTGATAAAGGAAACATGGGTAGCCCTTTACAATTTAAGCATTACTACATGATAGATCATTCACCTTCGAAACAATGCTTAGAACTTGCAAAAGAATATTCTGATATAAGCACTTTTCTTTGTGCTAAATCAATAAATGCCGTTAAAGATTTTCAAGATAATTCCCTGGACCTTGTTTTTGTTGATGCTTGTCATTGGTATAAAGATGCAAAAGAAGATATGGTGGCATGGCTTTCTAAAGTAAAAAAAGGTGGTTGGTTTGTTGGACATGATTTTTATTTAGATGGTGTTGATAAGTGGCATGAGGATGTTAGGAAAGCCGCTGACGAAGTATTAGGTTATCGTGATTATTATATTTTCCCTGACGTTGAGCCATGTGGTAGAGGTTGCATGTTTATGAAACGCATAATGTAAAAGGAGATAACAAATGGAAGAAGTAAATACAAACCCTGGAAAAGTTTTCTCAGTAGAATGTAACGAGCCTAGAAGTAAGTATGCGTATGTAGTTTGTGCAGATATACGATACCTTCCAGAAGTTGTTGCCGAATTGAATTCTTTAGATTATGTTGGCAATACTCAAGACGTTCATTTCTATGGTTCTAAAATTCCAATGATAGTTAAAGACCAATTCAAATTACTTAATTATAGAATTATTTTTCATGACATTAGTGAGGAAGAAATAAAAGAATCTCATGGTCTTAGTGAAGTTGTTTGTCGTAAGCGATATTGGTTTGCAAATAAGATAGGTAAACTTTATGATGCAATATGTGTTTTAGATGCTGATATGATATTCTGCCGAAACCCAATACATTACTTTACAATGGCAGCAAAGACTGGATTGGTATTATGTGCCGGTAAAGAGCAGAATAAAGTTTACGATGATCCGCACCATCAATTCAAAGGAGAATGGTTAATGCCGAAGGGTTATTATAATCCTGTTGATTTATGTAATTGTCCGCTGTTCGTTGATATGAAGATATGGGGTGAATGCTTAGCTAAAAGTTTTTCTATATTTATGGACGGTTTTGATGAAATGAAAGGCACTAATTTCAAAGCTCCAGATATGGACGCAATGAATTTATGTTTGTTAGAAGCTGGCTCAGCAGATAAGACAGTTGTCTTGGCAGGGATTCAATGGTTATCGACCAACGAGCAATTACTCAAGCCATATATTCGTGCCGTTAAAGATAGAGGATTAATAAAGACTGAGTGTGGAATCCCAATTTACTCTTATCATGGCCAATATTACCATAAAAAGTGGCGTAATTGCCAGATAGAGAATCGGCATGGCTGTGCTGCTAGATACTTAAAAGCTAATAAACATAAAGAAACTCAGGAACATATGGATAGTCAAGCTCAAGGTTCGATGAATTTACTTTATGAGAATTTCAAGAAAATGTTGAATTTTAGGATAAAGATACCTATAATAAACTATAGGCATCCCGAAAAGCCTTATGAGGAGTAATAATGCTGAGACTTAAAAGAATATGGGCAAGTGAAAAAAGATTAGTTAAATCTACCAAGTTTATTTCTTTTTCTATTTTTCCAATGAGTTTGACCAACGTTATGATTATGACCATGAATTTTTTGCGTAGTCAATTCAAGATTTATAATTCTATTATCATTAAGAATACCATTGATATGATGAATTATTTCTTCAGGTTTAAGATATCTACCAAGTTTCTTTTCCATTACCAATCGATGTTCCATTACATAACCATGGCTGTCTCTAAATGGATGATCTTTAGAAAGGATTTGTACATACCCATTTCTTTTTCTTCGTCCTCCTTTCCATCTATAATGATTTTTACCATTAGGAACATTTTTAATAAACAATTTAATAGAGCATTTTCTAGAACAAACAAAATCTTTTTTATTTTTGATTTGACAAGGGAATCTTTCAATTCTTTTACCACAAATAGAACATTTTTTAATAACCATAGTCCTATTGTAGCAATAGGACAGCGAGGAGTCAAGTAATATGTTGAGGATAAAACAAATCTGGAAAGGCAATAAAAAATTAGTAGATTACATTAAAGAACATAATCCAAAAAAGATCGGATTATGTTTTGGGCACGGATTAGGCGATACAGTTATGTTCATGTCTCCTTTCGAATCTTTATGTCAAAAATATCCAGAAATTAAGTTTACTTTAATAATGCAGAAAGGTTTAGGCTTTGAAGAAATAGAGAAAGATATACTTAGTAATAATATTGATGTTGTGTTTACTAATGACTTGTCATACAACGAAGTGGTACTTGGATATGACATTATTGCAGATATTGATTTTCCAATGAGTGAGGGGCAGATAAAATTGACTAAGGGTGAATATTGTTGTGTTCATGAATTAGGTATTGATCCTGTGAATGGTCATAAAAAGATAACTTGCGGAAAAAATAGACTAATAGGAATACATTATTTTATAACTTGCTTACCTGATGCGTGCAATCCAGACGAAGAAACTGCTAAACGAATATGGGATGATGTTTTAGGTGCTGGTTTTATTCCGATAGAAATGCATTTCCAACATGTCTTTCACAATCCTGTAAATAAGAAGTTTGATTTTGTTGATAGCAATGTAAGAAAAGTAAAGCCTCAAGTAAGCACACTAGTAGGATTGATCGAACAGTGTGCTGGAGTTATTTGTGTAGTTAGCGGTAATCTTCATACAGCGATTTCTGTGCTTCCTCCGGAAAGGATATTCTTTTTAGAAAAACATTTTAAATTAGAATCATTCACAAAATTAGAAATTGCTAGGGCATCAATTATGCCTAATGAATATAAGAACGAAGTCAGAGATTGGCTTGTAAGTTTAGATAAATAAGAATAAAGTACCAAACTTTAATTTGGCAGAGATATATGAATAATGTATCTCTGCTTTTTTTTGGTCTTAAATAAGGAGGTTAAAATGGCTATAGAACAACCAGTTGCAAGTGATCCTTTAAATGTACCAAGTCATTCATTACAGCATAGAATAATAGCAGCTGACGCATCTGCTCCAGTTCAGAGTATAGCCGTTGATGCAAGTGGCGTTCTTGTTGGAGGCACACCTTTGTTTAGCACTATTAACCCCACTAACTTATTATCTAACGGAAACTTTGAAGCTTGGACAGCAGGAACAGCAGTTGCTCCTGATGGGTGGGCATTAGCAGGTGTTAGTGCAAGTGTAGCAAGAGAAGGAACAATAATTAAAGTAGGAACATATTCTGCTAAAGTTACGAGAGCAGGGGCAAATGCTTATATACATACAACCTTTCACGAAGCTAAAGGTGCTGATTATTATAAAAGTAGAACTGTTACTTTTGGTGTTTGGGTCTACGCCACCGTAGCTGATAGAGCTAAATTAGGTATAGGAGATGGTCTAACTAATAGTTGGTCATCTTTTCACACAGGGGGTTCTACTTGGGAATGGCTTACAGTTACAAAAACATTTGCTGCTGGAGCAACTGAAGGAAGAATGTTGTGTTTTATAGATACTGGCGATACTTCAGGATACTTCGACGGTGCTATGCTTGTAGAAGGTTCATCTGCTTTTGCGTTCTCTCCTAAACCAGCAGAAGAAGGAGTGTGGGCTGATTATTTTGCTACTTCAACTATTAATGGTTGGGCAGCAACCCCAACAGGAAACATTTATACTAAGAAGATAGGTAAGACGGTATTTGTTGCTTATACTATTACTGGAACAAGTAACTCTGCTGTAACTAACTTTACTGTACCATACGCAATAATTGGTTTTAACCAGATACTTTTAAATCGTTCTATTGATAATGGGGGAACTGCTGTTACGGGTTATGTCGCAGTAGATACAGGAGCGTCATTAATAGGTTTTGCAAAAAATTTGGCAGGAAATGCGTGGACAACATCTGGAACAAAAACAATAAACGGTCAATTTTTTTATGAAACAGAATAAAGGAGATAAATGAAAAAACTAATCATAACAACACTATTCTTACTAACAATATCACTTAACTCCTATGCTACAGACTTATCTTCCTTATATGGAAGCCCAGGAGCTACAGTAGAATTAGACAATCTTGGAACAGTAGCAATAAACACTGACCTTATATCAGATACAGACTCTACAGACGATTTAGGAAGTGCAGCTAAAGAATGGAAAGACCTCTACATAGACGGTACTGCTAATATAGATTCATTAGTTGCAGATACAGCAGATATAAACGCAGGAACATTTGACGGAGTAGTAGGTGGAACGACACCTGCTGCTGGAAGTTTTACAACTTTAGGTGCTACTGGTGGTGCAATTTTCAATGAAGATAGTACTGATGTAGATTTCAGAGTTGAGAGTGATACTAATGCAAATGCTTTATTTGTTCAAGGAAGTGATGGCAGAGTTGGGATAGGTACAGCAACTCCGTCTTTTATATTAGAAATGAAAGGAGATTCAGCTATCTCTTGGCCTGCAACATCAGGAACAACACAAACTGGTGGAATAGCAAGATTAGAAGGTGCTGATGTAGCTATGATAGATTTTGGTTCAAATGGAGGAAATGGACTTTGGATTCAATCTGGAAGGTCTGATAATCTAGCTTCACAGTTCTCATTAACTCTGAATAAGAATGGTGGTGATATTGGAATAGGTTTAGCCCCAACAGCAAGAAATAACACATCCCTACAAATATTGGATGGTATAGGTTTCCCTGCAACTCAAGTAGCCTCATCAGATGCAAATACTTTAGATGATTATGAGGAAGGAACTTGGACTCCTACATTAGCATTAGTGACGCCAGGAAATAGCTCACATTCTATCCAATTAGGTAGATACCAAAAAATAGGTAATAGAGTTTTTTTCCATGGCAATATAGGATTTGTAAAAGGAACTGGAACAGGGGTTCTTTCTCTTTCTGGGTTGCCATTTACGTCTGAAAATTTATCAAATCTATATTCAGCCGTTGCAACAGCTATTTTTGCAATAGGAAATACAGATGAAACATTCTGTGCTGTAAAGTCCCCAAACTCAACATCTATTCTTTTCACTATGCAACCAGAGAGTACGGCTGGTCATGGTGATGTAACAGATACTGATTTGGGAGCAACTATATATCTAAGAGTTTCAGGACAATATAATATATAAAAGGAGAAATATGAAAATACTATCAATCACAATCGGATTACTTTTAATCAAAGGAGAAAATAAATGTTAGAAAAACAAATAAAACTAAAACATGGAATATCAGAATTAGGGAATTTACAAGTCTATCCAATAATAGAAATACTTGAAGAAGATAAAGTAATAAGTTCCACACGAGGTCAAGCATATACATCTAAGAGCATTAAGAACATGGAAGGCTTTGACCAAAAAAGTAAAGATATAGTTTCAGTAATCACTCCCAAAGAAGTTAAAGATGCATTCCTTTTAGAAAATAAAATAAGAACAAACAATGGAATTGAGAAAATAATTACTCACGATCGCATAGTAGAAGAGTCTGGTTGTATAGCCGTTCGTAGAATAACTAGAATTTTTGATAATGGAAAAGAAATTGATAAGAAGTATCATCGCAGTTGGATAAACCCAGGGGATAATCCAGACAATAATGACATAATTTCAAAAGCATTAGCAATGGGATTACATACACCAAAAGTAATTGCGGATTATAACGAGAAGAACGCAAAAAGAGAAATCAGCAATAAATAACCGTCAGTATGGGAATGGGGTGTGCAATTTTTAAATATAGAGAGTAAATAATGGCAATAATATACGACCAGAGTAGTAATGCTTATGATGACAGCAACCTAAGCTATGACGGAACGTTAGGAAGTTCTAGTTCATCTAGTTCTTCTAGTTCCTCAAGCAGTTCTAGTAGTTCATTAAGCTCAAGCAGTTCTAGTTCCTCAAGTAGCTCTTTAAGTTCTATCAGTTCAAGTTCATCAAGTTCCTCTAGCAGTTCATTCAGCTCAAGCAGTTCTAGTTCATCAAGTAGCTCAAGCAGTTCATTAAGTTCAAGTAGCTCTAGTTCTTCTAGTTCCTCAAGCAGTTCATATAGCTCAAGTAGTTCCAGTTCATCAAGTAGCTCATTCAGCTCAAGTAGCTCTAGTTCTTCAAGTAGCTCAAGTAGTTCTTTCAGCTCAAGTAGTTCAAGCTCATCAAGTAGCTCAAGTAGTTCATTAAGTTCTAGTAGCTCTAGTTCTTCTAGTTCCTCAAGTAGCTCATTTAGCTCAAGTAGCTCAAGCAGTTCATCAAGTTCTTCTTTTAGCTCTAGCTCATCAAGTTCATCAAGTAGCTCAAGTAGTTCTTTCAGCTCAAGTAGCTCAAGTAGTTCTTCAAGTAGTTCCTTTAGTTCAAGTTCTTCTAGTTCTTCTAGTAGCTCTAGCAGTTCATTCAGCTCAAGTAGTTCAAGCTCATCAAGTAGCTCAAGCAGTTCATTAAGTTCAAGTAGCTCTAGTAGCTCATCAAGCAGTTCATTCAGTTCAAGTAGCTCTAGCTCATCAAGCAGTTCTAGTAGCTCAAGCAGCTCAAGTAGTTCCTTTAGCTCAAGTAGCTCTAGCTCATCAAGTAGTTCTAGTTCATCAAGCTCATCAAGCAGTTCATTCAGTTCAAGTTCTTCAAGTAGCTCATTCAGCTCAAGCAGTTCTTCCAGTTCATCAAGTAGTTCTTTCAGTTCTTCTAGTTCATCAAGTAGCTCAAGTAGTTCTTTAAGTTCTAGCAGTTCAAGCTCATCAAGTTCCTCAAGTAGTTCCTTTAGCTCTAGTAGCTCAAGCTCATCAAGCTCATCAAGTAGTTCTTTCAGCTCAAGCAGTTCTAGTTCATCTAGCAGTTCTAGTAGCTCAAGTAGTTCATATAGCTCAAGCTCATCAAGTAGCTCAAGCAGTTCTAGCAGTTCTAGCTCATCAAGCAGTTCTTTTAGTTCCTCAAGTAGCTCAAGCAGTTCATCAAGCAGTTCATTCAGTTCAAGTAGCTCAAGCAGTTCATCTAGCAGTTCTTTTAGTTCAAGTTCTTCTAGTTCCTCAAGTAGCTCAAGCAGTTCATCAAGCAGTTCAAGTAGTTCTTTCAGCTCAAGCAGTTCTAGTTCATCTAGCAGTTCTAGTAGCTCAAGTAGTTCATCTAGCAGTTCTAGTAGCTCAAGTAGTTCTAGTTCATCAAGTAGCTCAAGTAGCTCATATAGTTCTAGTAGTTCAAGTAGCTCAAGTAGCTCATTTAGTTCAAGTAGCTCAAGTAGTTCTAGTTCATCAAGTAGCTCATTTAGTTCAAGCAGTTCAAGCAGTTCTAGTTCTTCTAGTAGCTCATTCAGTTCAAGCAGTTCTAGTTCTTCTAGTAGCTCAAGTAGTTCTTTAAGTTCTAGCAGTTCAAGCTCATCGAGTAGTTCATTTAGCTCAAGTTCTTCCAGTTCATCAAGTAGTTCTAGTAGTTCAAATAGTTCTTTTAGTTCCTCAAGTAGCTCAAGTAGTTCCTTTAGCTCAAGTAGTTCTAGCTCATCAAGCAGTTCAAGCTCGTCTAGTTCATCAAGCAGTTCTTTCAGCTCAAGTAGTTCCAGTTCATCAAGTTCCTCTAGCAGTTCTTTCAGCTCTAGTAGCTCAAGCTCATCAAGTTCCTCTAGCAGTTCTTTCAGCTCAAGTAGTTCCAGTTCATCAAGTAGCTCTAGCAGTTCTTTCAGCTCAAGTAGTTCCAGTTCATCAAGTAGCTCAAGCAGTTCTTTTAGCTCAAGTAGTTCCAGTTCATCAAGTAGCTCAAGTAGTTCTTTCAGCTCGAGCAGTTCATCAAGTAGCTCAAGTAGTTCTTTCAGCTCAAGTAGCTCAAGTAGTTCATCAAGTAGTTCATTTAGTTCAAGTAGCTCAAGTAGTTCATCAAGTAGTTCATTTAGTTCAAGTAGCTCAAGTAGTAGCTCTAGTAGCTCAAGCTCATCAAGTTCCTCTAGCAGTTCTTTCAGCTCAAGTAGTTCCAGTTCATCAAGTAGCTCTAGCAGTTCTTTCAGTTCAAGTAGTTCCAGTTCATCAAGTAGCTCTAGCAGTTCATTCAGCTCAAGTAGTTCTAGTTCATCAAGTAGCTCAAGCAGTTCTTTCAGCTCTAGTTCATCAAGCTCATCAAGCTCATCAAGTAGTTCTTTCAGCTCAAGTTCTTCTTCTTCGAGTTCATCAAGTAGCTCAAGCTCATCAAGCTCGTCTAGTAGTTCCTTTAGTTCAAGTTCATCAAGTAGCTCTAGTAGCTCAAGCTCATCAAGCTCATCAAGTAGTTCCAGTTCATCTAGTAGTTCTTTCAGTTCAAGTAGCTCAAGTAGTTCCAGTTCATCTAGCAGTTCATTCAGTTCAAGTAGCTCAAGCTCATCAAGTAGCTCTAGCTCATCTAGCAGTTCAAGCAGTTCAAGTAGTTCTAGTTCATCAAGCAGTTCATTCAGTTCAAGTAGCTCTAGCTCATCAAGTAGCTCTAGCTCATCTAGCAGTTCAAGCAGTTCAAGCTCATCAAGTAGTTCAAGTTCTTTTAGTTCTTCAAGTAGTTCAAGCAGTTCAAGTTCATTATCAAGCTCAAGTTCTTCTAGTTCATCAAGCTCGGCTTCATCATTACCATATCAAGTTGATTTTGTTAATAAAACATATGATTATGAATTTAAAGATGATACAAGCAATTATAAATTTGATAATAAAACATATAATTATAAATTTGATGAACAATAACAAGGAGATATAGTATGCCAAACAGAAAAAACTTATATTACGTTGCGGATGATGTAACATTCCGCGGATCATTCGAGATTGTTGGTGAAGCGCAAACACCGGACACTAATAGCGCCAAAGTTCAAATATGGAAGGTTGGTTCTACTACTGCAGTGTTAGCTGAAACAACAGCTACGATTGCCGGCACACAAATAAGATATAAATACACTCCATTGATAGTAGGATCATTTGCGTTATTTTTTTACGCAACATTTAATTCAGGGGCAGATAAACGTACAGGAACAATAGAATTTTTAGTAAAAAAGAAAGAGGCGCATTAATATGGTAAATCCAAAATCATTAGAAAATTTAAGATTCAATAAGGATAAGAAAGAAGGATATGGATATAGGTATTCTTTACCTCAAGAAAAGATTGATGAGTTGTTTAGCCATTTAGCTGAAGGTATTTCATTAAAACAAGCAGCTAAGAATACAAAGATATGTTTTGAAACTGCAAGGAAATACTTTAATAAAGGAGATAGCAAACGCGGAATAAAACCACTTCAATGGCGACTTACTATGTTTCAGGATAGAATATCAGAGAAATTTAATGTTTTGCTTGAGGAACGTAGGACAAAGATGCTGTACATTATTAGGGAAACATTAGATAATATAGAAGATAGAATAAAAGATAAAGAATGTAAATGTTGTAAAGGAGAAGGAACACAATTAAATGGTAAAACTGGTCAGAAGGATTTATGCCAAGCATGTAACGGTGAAGGAAAAATCACTAGCAAACTAATGGATAAAACAACAATGAAAGATTTTGAACGATTAGCTAGGTTAGAAGTATTTCTTTCTGGTGGAGTAACTCAAAAAACAGAAGAAAGAAAGATCTTAACTGCAGAGGAGATAATGCAAGATGCAAGTGATGATACATAATACAGAAAGAATTGATTGGAAAAAAGAAATTGCTACACGATCTCCAAAGGATGCAAAAAAGTGGCAGTTTAGTGAGTATAGGCGTTGTGTAGAAGATAAGGTTTATTGGTTTAATAATTATGTATGGACGATAGATACTCGTAAAACGCCATCGATTCTCCCATTTACTTTACGTGATTATCAAATTAAATTAATCAATCAGTTAGATAAGTATGAAGATGTATTTATTGATAAATGCAGAGATATGGGTATTTCTTGGTCAGTTATGGGGTGGGAATTACATCAAGTTTGTTACACTAAAGGATTTACCGCATTAAATATTTCTAGAAAAGAATCAGAAGTGCAAGATAACGGTAATACTTTTCATTCTTTGCATGGTAGGTTGGCATTTATGTATCAACGGCTTCCTCCGTTCATTAAACCAAAGGTACATAATCCTTTTTTAGTTTTTTCAGTTCCTTTAATGAATTCTGTTATAAAGGGTGAATCAGCTAATCCTAAAGCCGGAAGGGATACGCAATATAAATTTATATTAGTTGATGAAGCAGCTTTTGTTGATTGCTTAGATGAAATGTATAAAGGATTAAGGAATGCTACAAATACGTTATGCTTAAATTCTACACCTCCGAAAGAAAGTGTGAATAATAAATTTGCGGAAGTAAAAGATATGAAAAACTCTGGATTTGTTAAACTTGGTTTTGACTGGAATTTAAACCCAGACCATACACAAGGTTGGTATGATAAAAAAACTGCTTCTATGAGTGAACAGGAAATAGCACAAGAAATATTACGTCAGTACGATAAGGCTTTAACAAATCGTTCTTATCCAGAGTATGATAAGAAATTACATTTATTAAGTCATAAAGTATATCTTAATCCAAAATCAAAATTATATTGCTTTATGGATTTTGGTCTTGACGGTGAGCCATTTGTATTTGCACAAAAAGATTTTGAAGATAGATTATTTATAATCTATTATAAAATATATAGAGATAAGTTAACTACCGAATTATATCAAGAATTTAAAAAGTGTTTAGATGCTATTAGATATTCAGGAGAGATTAAGGATATAATATTTATAGGTGATAAGTCAGGAAACAAAAGAAATAGAGTTACCAAGACAAGTGTAATCAGCGATTGGAAAACAGTATCTAATAATCAAATATTAATTAAATCTAGAGAACTTTCTAATTATGAAAAGATGAAGTGTGTAAGAACTTGCCTTAAAAGATATATTAATGGACGACCACAATTTAATATATCAAATGAACCGACTTGCTTAAACTTTGCACAATGTATCAATGGGGTTACGCTTAATAAATCTAGGGAAGATCATATAGATAATAAATTTACTCATGCTGTTAATGCTGTTGAGTATGGAATAAATTATTTATTTCCTGTAACAAAAGCATCAGGCGTAGTTGTTAGTTTAGACCCCGGGGATGATATTAGAGATAATGAAGGGAATTTTGTTAGAAGAATTGGAAGAAATATGTTTAAAGGAACTTCTGTTTCCAGCGTTATTGGTGATAGAAGAATAGCAAGAAGGAGCCATATATTATGAAAAGAAAGAAAGATCAACCAGAACAAGATTCAAGTAATGTTATATTGAATTTTAAAGAACGTAAAAAAAGGTCAATAGAGTTACAGAGAAGAATAGCTGAATCATACCCAATGGTAGGGGGTACTGGTGAAGATGCTCAATGGCGTTCTTTGACATCTAATTCACTCAGGGATTTGAGCCTCCTTACACAGAATAGAATGCAGGATATTGCGTTCTATTTATATGATAGCAATCCTATGGCAGGCAGGATTATCGAGATTATAGAAGATTTTGTTATTGGTGACGGATTTACTTATTCAGTCAAAGATCCTAATGTAAAAGAAGTTATCGATAATTTTTGGAACGATCCGGATAATAACCTTGATGAAGAAATGAATGTTAATGTTGTTGAACTATATTTGTTTGGTGAGTTATGTTTACCGACTTGGGTTAATTCAGCTAACGGTGCAGTTAAGCTAGGGTATATAGATCCAAAGACAATTTTAAAAATTAGAAAAGATAGAAATAATCCAAAGATACAAAAATCATTAATATGGAAAAGATTAAGTGGTTCTTCTAAAGAACAAGAAATGAGTATAATAAATGTTGATAGAAATCTTAGGTCAAAAACATATGGGAAGTTAGTTGGAGATTGTTTTTACTTTACAATAAATAAAGTAAGTTCAGCAACGCGCGGTAGAAGTGTGTTATTAAGATTAGCTGATTGGCTAGATGGATATGATCAATTTCTTTTTACAAGGTTAGAAAGAGCATTCTTGTTGAATTCGTTTATTTGGGATGTTGCTTGTGAAGGAATGAATGAATCAGAGCTTCAAGAATTTGTAAAAAAATTAGCGCCGCCTAGACCTGGCTCTATAAGAGCTCATAATGAAAAAATCACCTGGAAGTCAGAAACACCTAAATTAGAATCAGCTGATGCATCAGGTGAAGCAGCCTTATTTAAGAACCAGATTTTAGGTGGTGCTGGATTCCCGGGGCATTGGTTTGCTGAAGGTGATAAAACTACACGTGCAACAGCTATGGAAATGTCGCTTCCTACTCTTAAAAATTTAAAGACTAAACAGAAAAAAATAAAGTTTCTAATTAAGCGGATGTTTGATTTTGTCATTGACCAAGCAATAATAGCTGGTGTATTAAAAGAGGGTGTTGATAAGACTTTTAAAGTTATTCCTTCTCCAATAGTTTCTAGAGATAGCAGCAAAGGAACTGCTGAAGCTATGTCAGGATTAATATCTGGATTGGTTCAAGCATCTGATAAAAAATGGGTTAGTGATAAGAAGGCTAAAACTATTATTAATGCAGTAATATCACAATTAGGTGTAGATGTAGATAGTGAGGCTGATGATAATGTAGATAGTGATGCTGATGATAATAAGAAAGAAGAAGAAAAAGGAGTAGCGACAAATGAAGAATAAAGGGTTTTTGATTGCTTTGTTAGAAGATTTCTCTTTAGATAAAATAGACATCGTTTCTAAAAACGATAACTTTATGGAAGGTGTAAAGCCTGCGTTTGGTTCTCCCGGTGGTAAATTTTTTGTTGCCGGGAAACTAATAAGATTGTTTCCAGAACATAAAAGATACGTTGAATCATTTATTGGTGGTGGATCTATATTGTTCAGAAAAAAGAGAAGTGAAGAAGAATTTATAAACGATAGAGATAGTGATATTGCTTCTTGTTTTAAGTTTATGAAAGACATAACAGAACAACAAGTTGAATCATTAAATAAGCTTGATTGGAAAACATCTAAAGATACATTTAATAAATTGCTTCCTGAGTGGAAAGAAAGTAGTCAGCATAACGACCCTGTTTATCAGTTCTATCGTTATGTTTATATCAAAGGAGCTTCAGATGCAGGTCAGATGAGTTCCTTTGATAATAGATCTGAAGGTGATGTTATGAAAGTAACTACACGAATGCTAAAGATAAAAGAACGTCTGCAAGACGTAACAATAGAAAATATGGATTACAGAGATTTTATTAAAAAATATGCGAACAAAGAATCTTTTACTTTTATGGATCCTCCTTATCCGTCAGCTAAGATGGATTGGAAGTGGTGTCCGACACAAAATGAATTTGAATCATTTACAAAAACTGTTCCGGGTAAGTGGATGGTTACGTATGAAGTTTGTGACGGTTGGAAAGAATCAAAGTATGATAGAAAGATACTTTCTCAATATAATATTGCTGCACCATCAGCAGGTCATATGGCTAGGAAATCAGAATTAATGGTTTCTAATTATCCAATAAAAGAGAACTCAACTTATTTAGAATCTGAAATAGATGATGATATAAAGGAATCAATAGTTGACTTTGTTGATAACCTAAGGTTATCGGAAGTACGTGGATTAGGATTAGGCGTTGGTGGTCCTAGACAAGGTGATGCTGGAACAGATGTTTGTGTTTGCCCTAAGTGTAAAGAAGAAATTAAACATAACAGAGGAACTCCTTGTAATGAAAGTAAATGTCCTAAGTGCGGAACACCAATGATAGGAAAAGTTGATAACAAAGAATCTTTAGTTGATGATTTAAAAGATATACTAAAGTTATATGCGGCTAAAAGAAGAGGTGATGATGTTGATAAAACATTCGAGCAGTTAAAGAGTTCATTTCGTGGTTGTGTATCTGACATCATAGAATCTGGTATTACTGATTTCCATCCAGAAAAGCTTTCTCCGTTTGCTTTAGAGTTGTTTGATAAATACACAGAGTATAAATATACTGTTGTGCAACCTGATAAATCTGAACAATCATTTAAAACATTAAAAGAATTAAAAGACAGCAATGTTGATTATCGCGGATATAAGTTTAATATAAAAATGAAAGAAGCAGAAAAGAAGATAGGTAACTTTACTTTTTATAATCAATGGTGGAGAAACAAAAATGATAAGATAGATAATTTTACTGTTTCTACTGATTTAGGAATAGATATTCATTTGTCTGAAAATAAAAGTTTGATCGAAGATGAATTCAAAGAATCAACTTTTTATATAAAACCTTCAGAATACTCTGTTAGGAAACTTTCAGAGGGAATATCATTTATGTTACCTCATAGTGATTTTAATATTACTGATATGCTTTCTTGGATTAAAGTAATAGATAGAGGAAATATATCTATTCTTGAAAGCACAGAGTTAGAGAAAATAATAGAGTTTTCTGGTAAAAAAATTAAAGGTATTTTTACAGCTAAGAGAGAAAATGAGAACTCAGACTTTTGGGTTTTGAAAAAATAAATCATTTTTTCCTTGACATTTATAAAAAATAAGACTATATTTTAAGTGTATAGGTTTTTAACAGTTTATTCACAGGAGGTAAAATGCCTTATCCAACTGAACACACCTGTCGGGTCGCAGAACCATTACCACAGAACTCTGGTATTTTTGCTCGTAAATCAATTGCTTCTGGTATAAGCATAGTAATGCAAAAATCTAAAGGAGATTCTAACTCTCCTATGAAGGTTCAATCTTATCGATTTGGAAAACACCAATTCACTCATACTGAAGCTAAAGAATGGTTAAAAAAACATAGTATAGAATATACTGCGTTTGAACCTGCTAGTAGCCCGGATAAGAAAGAAACAAGAGCTGACATTATCAATAGGATAACTAAAGAGTTATCAGGTGTGATAATTTAATGAAATATAATCATTTACATATTGCTTCATTCTTAGAAAGTAGTTCTTCTGGCGATAAGTGGAAAGTAATGGTGATCGAAGAAGGACTGTCGAAAAACGGCAAATACTATACAAAGGAAGCCCTCCAAAAATCTATTCCTTTATTTGAAAAATCAAAAGTTTGTTTTTATGAGTGGAAAGACAAGCATTTTGACCACATACCTTTATCCGTTGAAAAGATGTGTCCGGAAGGATTTCCTCTACAAACAGCCGGCTACCTTGATAATGTGAAGTTTGAAACAGTTAAGGTTGAAGGTAGAGAAGTCGCTGGTTTAACTGCATCTTTACACTTATTAGAAAAAAACTCAAGAGTTAAAGATTTGAAGCAAATGCTTACAAATGCTTGGAAAAAAGGATTAAAAAACCTACTTGGACTTTCCATAAATGCTGAGGGGCCGTCAAGCGTGCGTATGATGAATGGGCAACCGATAACAGTTGTCAATGGAATAAGTAAGGTTTTCAGTACCGATTTCGTGACTCAGCCTGCGGCGGGCGGCGGGTTACTAAAAATAATTGAAAGTTTCAATACAAAAGGAGGTATGGAACAGATGTTTAAGAAGATTATCGAATCGTTGAAAAGGTTTAATTCGAAGATATTAGAAAGCGTAGATATCGCTAATATCACAGAAGAAGAAGTAGTAAGTATTTTTGAATCATTAGCTAAAGAAGCTAAAGAGAAAAATTCAGACAAGGCTGATAACCTTGAAGAGATTGTCGGTAAAATGAAAGACAAGAAATATGAGGAAGCAGAAGCTTTACTTAATGCTATAACAAATGAACAAAAAATGTCAGATAATGATTTGCTTAATGCTGATGATAAAACATTAAGCCCCGGAGATTTAAAGAAAAAGAAAGCTTTGCTAAAAGTGGAACAAGATGCTGCTGCAAAAGAAGCAAAGAAACAAGAAGATTTAGAGAATAAAAATAAAGATTTAGAATCTAAATTAGATGCTATAAATAGCAAACTAGCTATTAGAGAATGCAAAGAGCTATTAGAAGTTGCTTTATCTGAAAGCAACTTGCCAGAAGTAATCAAACATAAAATTCGTAATTCCTTTAAAAACAAGGTGTTTAAAGAATCAGAGATAAAAGAATCTGTTAAAGCAGAGCGTGATACATTGGCAAAATTAGTTGAAAGCAAAGCAGTTATTGATTTTGGTGGTGATTTTGACGGCTCTTTTGTGAAAAGAGATCCTATCACCCGCGTTCAAGCATCTATGGATTTAATGTTAGGTTACAAACCTAGTGACGTAGATAAAGATAAGTACAAAGATATTGATGGTTTTAGATCATTAAAAGAAGCTTATGTTGCTTTTACTGATGATGCAGAAGTATCCGGAAGATTAGGACCTCGTGCATTGTCTAGATTAAGCGAATCAGTTGTTGATGATAACACTACATTTTCCTACGCTTTAGGTTATTCTATGCAAAGAAGAATGCTTCCTGAATATAGAGCAATACCTGAACTATGGAAAAAGATAGCAGTGTCAACACCTATCAAAGATTTTAAATTACAGGAAAGAATTCAATGGGGTGGTTTTGGAGTGCTTCCTACAGTGCAAGCAGCTAGAACAGTTGCCGGAACACCAATAGATAGTGCAACTCCTACATACCCTGAATTAGGGTTCCCTGGCGATACCGAGGCAACATACGCTGTGATGACTAAAGGTGGAGTAATCACAGTAACAAGAAGATCAATCATTGATGATGATTTGAAAGTATTGACAGGAATTCCTAAAAGAGTTGGGAAAGCAGCTGGATATACTTTGAATCAATTTGCGTTTGATTTAATGTTAGGGTATGGAGCTTCTGGAATCAATACTGCTACTATTTATGATAGTGCAGTTCTTTACATTGCATCTCATAAGAATTATCGCACAGGTGCATTAGGTTACGATAATCTTCAGGACTTGCTTAATGATATGTGGTATCAGTGTGAGTTAGGATATAAAACTGACGTGGCAACACAATTAGAAGCAGCTGCTACAACATTAGATGTTACTGCTGGAACTGGTCAGTATTTCAAAGCCGGAGATTATGCCTGGCTAGACGGAGAAATTGTTCGTGTAGATTCAGTATCTACTGATGCATTGACTATTGCAAGAGGAATGTTTGGAACAACTGATGCTCAGCATTTAGTTGCAGTTGATGTAAGAAAAGTTACTCAGTTCTTAGCATTAGAGAAACCTATCCTATGGGTACCTCGTGCTTTGAATGGTACTGCATTGGCATTACAGAAATCAGAAAAACATCCAGAGAATGCTGAAGGTGGAATTAATACACTGAGAAATCAGTTTGAAGTAGAACAAAGCCCATTCTTACGTGGTGATGAAAATAATTACTATATTTCATCTAAGATTTCTGACGTAGAAGGAATAGAAATAGGGTTTTTAAATGGTAAAGAAGAACCAGAAATTTTGGTTCAAGATCAACCTACTGTCGGAAACGTATTTACCTATGATACGATCCGCTACAAAGTTCGTCATGAATACGGCGGAGCAGTTGTTGATTTCAGAGCGTTTGCAGGGGCGATTGTAACTTAATAACCGAATTAATGGCGATGGTCGGGGGAGAAATCTCCCGACACAGCTGTTAGGTTGGAAAATACCTAATATTAAGGAGGATTTTTTAAATGAAATTCACAAGATATAAATATGGAGTAGCAAATGAAAGAGGTACTGTTCTCTCTAAAACAGCAGATTATACAATATTAGAAAATGATATTTTAAGATCCGGTCAGTTTTTTAAAGTTGATGGTCATAAGTTAACATTGCCTGCCGCTAGTGGAAATTTAAAAGGTACAAGTGTATATGTTTTTGGAAGTAGCGGTTCATCTAAAGTAGCTGTTGTTGCTGGTTTTGGTGGTGGTGGTGCTAGTTATGATACTGTAACCGTAGGAGCATATAATACTATAGAGTTTTGGTGTGACGGCAGTTATTGGTACGCATTATCTAATGCGGTTGGTGCTAGCTAAAATAAAGGAGGACAATTATGCCAAAACCTACCAGATATAAATATAGTGTCGCTAACCGTAGGGGTACAACCCTAAGTAAATCCGCAGATTACTCTCTGACAGAGAATGATGTTGAAAGAAGTGGATCTTTATTTGTTAAATTAACTTCAGGAAATACACTAACTTTACCTGCCGCTAGTGATAGTTTAAAAGGCGCTAGTGTTTATGTTAATACATCTGATCAAGGCATTGTATATGTTGCTGCCGGATTTGGTGGTGGGGGAGCTAGTTATGATACTGCTAATATAGGAAAGTATGAATCTGCTGAGTTTTGGTGTGACGGCAGTTATTGGTACGCATTAAATGTAACTGTAGCTGGAAATACTTCTAGTTCATCATCCAGTTCATCATCTTTTTCCAGTAGCTCATCAAGTTCATCAAGTAGCTCAAGTAGCTCATTAAGTTCATCAAGTAGTTCATTAAGCTCGAGTAGCTCAAGCTCAAGTAGCTCAAGTAGCTCAAGCTCAAGCTCAAGCTCATCAAACTCAAGTAGTTCTAGCTCATCTAGTTCGAGCTCAAGCGAATCTAGTTAAAAGTTAAACCTACCCTTGGCGGTAAACTCCGCCAAGGGTTACTAAAGGAGATAGATAATGGCATATCCCGCTTATAAATGCCCTTTTAAAAATAATGCCGGTGCAGGAATTGTTTGTGAGAATATTGCATGTGGATTGTTCAACGTTGTTGAAAATGACTGCAATTTTATTATGAATGAACGAAGAAAACATCAGCTAACTGGTAAAGTAGTTCCTAATACAAATACTTATTCTAGTTCGAGTTCTAGTTCTAGTTCGAGTTCATATAGCTCGAGTTCTTCTTCGTCGAGTTCTTCTTCGTCGAGTTCTTCTTCGTCGAGTTCTTCTTCGTCGAGTTCGAGTTCTTCTTAAGGGGGTATTGTGTCTTATACTAGAGAAGATTATTTAACACGATTAGAAACTGCACTACAGGATGATGCTGAAAAACTGCAACCTGATGATAAGTATCGTATTTTAACGCAATCTGTAGTAATCTTTTCTAAAGATAAACCAAACACTAAGATAAAAGAATCAACAGGAGATGGTTCTTCTTATGATTTTGCTCTTCCTAGCGATTGGGTAGAAGGTACTTCTTATATTATTGGACAGATTGAATATCCAGCTGATGATTATCAAAATCCTAGTTATCTTGAACAGATAGATTGGAAGTTCTTTAAAAAGAACGTTGAGAGTGTGATGACTACTTATATTCGCATTTTAAGTTTCATCCCTGCGAATGGTAAAATATTAAAATATGAATATGCGTTACCTCAAATATTAAATGAGGAAACTTGTACTATAAATGATAGTTATATAGAGGCAGTTACTAATCTAACTGCCGCTCTTTGTTTTTGGGCTCTCGCGGCTAAATTTGCACAAACTACTGATTCTACTATCGAAGCTGATGTTATTGATTATCAACGGAAATCTGATCTTTATGCATCCTTAGCAAAAGAGAAGATGTCAGTTTATAATTCATTAATGGGTCTAGGTATAGAATCTAAGAATTCAGGTGCGGCCTCTGCTGGGATTGCGGTTAAAGATCTTGACATGGAATACTCATGGAAAGAAGATATGTTAACACATCCTATTAGATGGCGATAATTCCCCAAGCAAAGAGATTTAGGAGAAGGCGGAGATAGATGAACATATGGTGATTTTTACATCTATCCTTCCGCTTTATTATGCATGTCATTAGCATTAATTAGAACACAAATAAAAACTAAGCTTGAAGCAATATCAGGTGTAGAAAATGTTTATGATTATAAACGTTTCTGTAGCGACCTTACTACATATAATACCTTGTTTGTTAAGGATTCTAAAGTAAACACTTGGGAAATAGAAAGGACTTCTTTTGAAAGGATTGGGCATGGGGGGTCAGGTGATGTTGAAGATGTAAATAATACTTTTATAATTAGTGGTTTCTATTCTTTTTATGATGAATTAGCCACAGAAAAAACATTTCAAGACCTTATTGAAACTATTTGTGCTAGTTTTATCAGTGATCCAACATTAGGCGGAACAGCAAATATCGTGCATATTCCTATTACCGGAGAGTTTTCAATGGTAATGTTAGGTGCAGTTTTATGTCATAAATGCGATATAACAATTAATATTGATGATAGAATTATTTAAAGGAGGGAAAGAAAATGGCTAAAATATCAAGAGTTGCTCAATTAGCAGGAAAAGTAGAAACTATTAGTGGAACAGCAGAAACATTAGCAGCAGCACAAGCTACAATACTGTCATATGAGCCAGTGTTAGATGCTGATTTTGAACAGTATAAAAGAAATCCTGTTGTGAAGCATATGTCTAGGTTTGCTTCTGAGCCTGGTGCAAGGAAAATGTCGCTTGCTTTTAAAGCTGAGTTAATGGGGCCAATATCCGGATCAAAAGGAACAACACTACCACTAACGCCGTTTCTTCGTTCTTGTGGATTGTCAGAAAGCCTTTCAGTTGGAACATCTAATATTTATGTTCCTGTATCAAGTAGTTTTGTTACCTGTACAGTAGCTAAATACTTAGATGGAATAAGAAAAACAATGTCAGGTTGTGCCGGTAATGTTAAATTTCAGTTTAAAGTTGGTGAACCTGTTTTTTGTGAATTTGCAATGGAAGGTAAATATTACGAACATAGCGATACTGCACTGTTAACTCCTACATACCCGGAACAAGTTCCTTTAATTTTTATGGGTGCAACTGTTACTATTGACAGTGATAGTTTAGTAATGGATACTTTAGAAATTGATATGCAGAATGAAGTTGTTATATCTCCTAGACCTCAAGATTCATCTGGTATTGATTATGCTAAAATAGTTGGTAGAAATCCACAAATGTCATTTGACCCTGAATTAGTTTCTATTGCTAGCCATGATTTTTATTCAAAGATACTTTCTCGTTCTACAATGGCTGTAGTGATTAATATGAATGATAGCAATGGAAATAATATTACTTTTTCATTGCCGGCAGTAAGGTACACAGGATTAAAAGAAGCTGATAGAAGTGGTATTGCGGCGTTAAGTGCTACTTGCGAAATTTGTAAGAATTCAGACGCGGGTAATGATGAGATAACAATTACTATGGGAACATCATCTAGTTCATCTAGCTCAAGTAGTTCAAATAGTTCAAGCAGTTCTAGTTCGTCAAGTTCTAGTAGTGAGAGTGCTTAAAAGGATATGAATGCCTAGTAGTTTTAAATGCAGAATAGATATTGATGTTTCTAATCCTGATTATAGTGATGCATCTATTCCATTAGGTCAAGTTGCTAGAAAAATTGCTGAAAGTTCAAGAAGGAATATACGCACACAAACTAGCATTAAAGGACACGCATTTAAAGGTTTATCAGTAAAAACAATTAAAGATAAAAGAAGAGAAGGAAGTGACTATCCTACAAGAGCATTGTATAGAAAAGGAATTATGTATCGTGCAATTCATGTTTATCAAAGAAGTAAAAATGCATTTGAAGTTGGTATAATTCCTAGAGGTAAACCAAAAAGAGATTTAGTAGGGTATATTCATCAGGAAATATACCCTATAATAAGAGCGTTTTTAGGATTTGATGCAAAATCTAGGCAATGGTCTAAAGAAAGATTTAGACGATGGATGAAAGAGAGAAAAGAAAAAGCTAAAAGAACTAAATCAACCTATAGTTATTAAAGGAGGGTGTCGTGGTAGATCCAATCAGTGTCGGAATGACAAAAGAATACACATTAGAAAAGGATAAAGTAAATCCTACAATTTGGTTAATAGGTCCATTAGACTCTATTATGAAATCAAAGTTTATTTCAAGCTTTGGTAAAATTGAGATAAAAGATGATAAACCAGTTTACGTTCAAGGAGATATTGATTATACACAAAATAATTTTACTATCTTAAAATATGGATTAAAAGGATTTAAAAACTTCAAGATCAATGGAAAAGAATTAGAGTTTAAAACAAAAAAAGAAAAAGTTTTCAATATTGAAATTGAAGTTGTTGCTGATGAAACTATGAGAGCAATTCCTTTATTTGTAATAAATGAATTAGCCGCAATAATTTGGGGTGAAAACGAGGTTGGTGAAGATTTAGAAAAAAACTAATATTGGCAGTTGAGGTGTCAAGCTTAGGCCTTAATTGCCACGATTGTAATGAACATCAAAAGAAATTTCGTGGGTGTAATGGCAAACCAATTCAGCCATATTTAATAGATGGTAAGCCAGCGGATAGGTGCATAGCAAAAATGCTACCACCAGAGGTAAAAACGTATATAAAATATTATGAATATTATAAAAAAGGATTGTTACCTTTCCCCGGTAGTGTTGCACAGCAACCAGCAAAACTATTAGATATATTCGACATTTTAGAATCAGCTGAGATAAAAGTAATGAACAGTAAACATAAGGTGTAATATGGCAGTAGGCGATCAAAATTTTACAGTTAGAGCAACATTTGTTGATAAAGCTTCTGGTAAAGTCATAAAAGCTAATGCAGCAATGATTAATTCCATGAAGAAGGTAGGAGTCCAATTTCAAAAAACTGGGGCTGAAACTGCTATGGCTTTAGATAAAATGGCGCAAGGACATGAAAAAGCAGGAAGGTTTTCAAGATTCCACAACGCTCAAATAGGTAAGCTAATAGGATCTATTGGTTCTATGCGTAACATAATACTTGTTTGGATGTTTGCTTTAGGACCATTAATCAATCTTTTTAAATCAGCTACCAAAGCTATGATGATACAAGAAGATGCTGTAAAGCGTCTTAGCTTTGCTATGGAAATCCAAGGTACTGCTTCTAAATTTATGCAAAATAATCTTAAAGAATTGTCTGCTGCTTTTCAAGAAACAACTAGATACGGTGATGAAGCAATATTGGAAGTAATGGAAAAATTAATTACTGTAGGCGGAGTTGTACCTTCTAAATTAAAAAGAGCAACCCAAGCTGTTGTAGATTTTGCAGCAGGGTCCGGAAGAAGCCTATCAGAAGCGGGTGAGCTAATAGCAAAAAGTGCTGTTGGATATACAATGCAAATATCTAGGTTGTTCGGAGTTACTATACCTAAAAGCATGTCTGTAGCCAAACAATTTGAAATGGTTCTTGGATTGATAGAAGGAAAGATGGCTGGAAGAGCTCAAAGAGATATAAAAAGTTATGCAGGTAGCGTAGCGCAGATGGCTAACGCTTGGAGTGATGCAAAAGAAGCTTTAGGTTTTTTTCTTAATAAAACATTTCATTTGCAGGCTGGTATGAAAATAATGAAAGATATGTTTGATACGTGGTCTGGTAAAAATGCTTCTACTGCAATGATGGTATTAGATAAAGAAATAAGCAAAGTTGATAAATCGTTACAAATTTTAATTAAAACTAGCAAGAATATAAGTGGGAAAAATTTCTTATTCATGAAACCTGATAATCTTACAAATAAGATTGCAGAGAAACAACAAGAAAGACTTGCTTTGATAACAAGAAAAACACAGTTAGAAATTCAATCATTTATGGATTCAATTAGACTTAAAGAACAAGGTAAAATAATAGAAGCAGAACAAGCTAAAATGGCAACACAAAAAGAATGGGCAGATACATATTCAATATTTCAAAGAACTCGAGCTGATTATCAAATAGAACAATTAAATCAAGAGTATGCTTTATACCTAAAAGTATTTGAAGATAATGCAGCTAGAAAATTAGAGATAGAGGAATGGTATCAAGCTAAAGTAACAAAATTACGAAAGCTTGCGTTAACAGATGCCAAAGATCAATACGATGCTATGGAAGTAATGACGAAATCATTTGCTGTTAATATGCGTAATTCTATGTCTGATGGTTTTTTTAAGGTTATCAAAGGAGATTTTGAATCATTAAAAGATGTATTAGTGTCATTTGGTGATGCAATGTTAAAAACTATTACAGATATTATTGCTAATTTAATAATAATGTCAATATGGCAAAAAGCAGCTGGGCTATTAGGATATTCAGGAGGGGTTGTTGGTGCCGTTATTAATGCAGGAACTGCACGCGCTCATTCTGGTGGGTATATTATGGATTCAAAAAATAGTTTTGGGTATCGAAAGAAGTTTCATTCTGGAGGAGAAGTTCCCGCAACATTACTTGAGGGTGAGGGTGTATTAAACCGAAGAGCAATGGGCAATTTAGGTGTAGATAATTTGAATAAGCTTAATCGCGGAGAAGGTTCCGGCGGCGGCGGCGGAGTAGTAAATAATTATTATATTCAAACTATTGATGAACGATCATTCAGAGAAAGGTTACAGCAGAACGGAGATATTTATGCAAATGCTTCCGGAAGAAGCATAATGGATAATCAATCATTAAGAGGAATTACACAAAAATATGGCTAATACTAATATACTAACATTAACACCTGAATTTGGTTTAAAAGAAACTATAAGTTTTAATACCAATATAAGTGATTCTGAAAGTGGCATAGAACAACGCGATGCTTTATGGGATCATGGATTAAGAGATTATAACCTTACTTGTAAATTCCTAACCCAAACAGCAATGAATGTAATTTGGGATTTTTATATTGCAAGGTTAGGCGCTTATGATTATTTTTTATTAAAAATTCTTACCGAGTATCAAATAACAGATGAAGCATTAGGGTCAGCTGATGGAGTAACAGCCGCTTTTTTACTTCATAATTTTCCTGTTGATGTTTCTGCAAATAGTTCTTGTACTGTTGGTGGCGTTGCTAATACAAACTACACTTTAAGCAATAATTTTACCACTGAAAAATCATATATAACATTCAATCCTATTCCGGCAAGTGGCGCGATATTACTTTCTTATGAATATTATTTTAAAGTTAGGTTTACTGATGATAAATTAACTAGAGAATTAGCCGCGTATCAGTTATTGCATTCCGGTATTAATTTAAAAGAGATTAGGTGGAGTTCTTATAATCCTCCTGAAGGAAACTTTAGTTCTTCTAGTTCTTCTAGTTCAATGAGTTCCAGCTCATCGTCTAGTTCAAGTAGATCTTCTTCAAGCTCATCTAGCTCAAGTTCTAGCTCATCTAGCTCAAGTTCTAGCTCATCTAGCTCATCGAGTTCATCTTCTCTTTCATCAAGTTCTTCGAGCTCATCAAGTTCAAGTAATTCTAGTTCATCATCAAGCAGTAGTGATTCTTCTAGTTCATCATCAAGTAGTAGCTCATTTAGTTCAAGCAGTTCTTTCAGCTCAAGTAGTTCTAGTTCATCAAGTAGCTCATTTAGTTCAAGCAGTTCTTTCAGCTCAAGTAGCTTTAGTTCATCAAGTAGCTCTAGCGGTTAAGGGGGTTTAAAATGTTGAGTTTATCTGCAACGTTAATAGCTATTAAGAATCAACTGCAACATAAGCCGGTAGAGATACATGACATTTATTTAGGTTCGCAAACTGCCGAAGATTCTAATACCCTTCATTTCATTAACTTCTATTTTCCATTATATTTTTTTAATTACCTTAGCCATACATCACAACAATATACTCCTGTAGGCGTGTCAAGAAGTGCAATGAAAAAAAGTACACATGGCGAGATAGAGCGTGTTGGATACCAAATAGATAATGTCACAAAAGCAATGTCTGTTTATGCAGCAGCTCATGATTTAAGAAATAAACGAATTGTTACAAGGCTAATATTCAGAGATCATTTAAGTTCTTACTTAGATGCTAAAATAGTTTTTGATGGCTTTATCCAGAATGTATCTTTTTCTAGAAAAAAAATGGCTGCAAACTGTACCCCCGTTTTAGGGTCATTAAGTTTTGAAACTGGGTGGCCCTACCAAATTGAATGTAATGCAAGATTTGGAGATAGCTATTGTCAAATAGATAAAGATGCAGTAGCTAATAAAGTAATAGGTGCAGTTACAGGCGGAACAACTACTACTATTATAGATACTGTTAATTTAGACCAAGCAGATGATTATTGGAACTGGGGTATAATTACATTTACTTCAGGAAACAATAATGGTTCATCGAGAAAGATATTAGATTTTGTTTCATCTACGCATACATTAACATTAGATTATGCTTTAGACGTTGCTCCAACTGCTACTGATGCATTTGCAGTATATCGTGGCTGTGATAAAACATTAAATTCTTGTGATACAATATTTTCTAATACTATTAATTATCATGGATTCCATACAATACCTTTAACAAAATGATAGATTTAAATAAACTTATTGGCATCCCTTTTAAATTAAATCATAAAGACTTTAAATTTTGTGATTGTAGAGGAATTGTTTATTTATATTATAAATATGTTAAGAACAAAGAGTTACCATTTACTGACGGAAAAAATATAATATTTAGAAATCAAAAAAAAGATAAGAATAGAATGGCATCTGTTTTAAATACTTTTGCTGATATAGTAGATATAAATGATATTGATGAAGGAGATATTGTTGTCATCGATAATCATAAACAAGTAGGATCATTAGGAGTATGCATTAATAATAAACAAATATTACATATGGACGGAGTTGTTGGATCGTGTCTTACTAGATTAAGATATTTAAAAGAATTTATATCATTAATATATAGACCAAATGATTAAAAAAATACTTTTACTATTTGCATTTTTTCAGTTTTTCATCGTTACATACGCTTATGCCGGAGTAGTAGGCGGCGCAATAGGAGCCGCAATTTGGTCGATAGGTGTTATGATAGTTGATTATGCATGGGTTCATCCTTTTATAACTGCTTTCACCGTAGCGTCTATTGCTTACTCATTAGCTTCTGGAAGTAAAGCAGATAAGTTAGGTGCATCAGGTTCAAAATATACATCGCGAAGTATAGAAAACACTTTTTCTAATGAAGGAATTGTTCCAATAATTTATGGAGGCCCAATACTCGTTGGAGGAAATATAATATGGCAGTCTGAACCCGGGACTACTGTACAAAGATTCATCGGTTTTTGTATAGGTGAAGTGAGTTCAGTAAGTAATATTATTATTGATGAAAAAGATATAGCAACTTTATCTGGATGTAGTTATACAGCATACACAGGAACTTCTACACAAACTGTTGATGCAAGAGGATCCGCAACAGTTAAAGGATTAAGAGATGTATGCTATGTTGCCGCAACAATAACTGCCGGAGATGATGTCAGTAGTAACCCAACATTAGGCGCTAAAATAACAGGAAAGAAAGTTGCTCTTTGGGATGCTGGAATACATCAATGGACTGCTTCTAAAGCATTTTCTAAAAATCCATCCGCTATAATTCGTGATTATATGGGCTTAAGTGTAGTGCTTGGTGGGTGTGGAGTTTCATCAAGCTTCATTGATGATGATAGCTTTGGTGATTTTTACGAGCACTGTGCTGAAGGTGTGAGCAATGGTTCTGGCGGAACAGAAGAAAGATATGAATTAACTATTGCTCTTGATACAAAACATTCAGCATTAGATAACTTAGCAAAAATGTTAATTACTTGCAATGCACAATTGATACGCAGTGGTGCAACTTATAAAATAGTATATGAAAAATCAGGTGAAACATCAGTAATGGCATTTACTGAGGATAATATAGATAACGATACATTTAATTATGGGTATGGAAAGTCAGACGAAATACATAATAAAATAGGAGTAGAATGGATATCTCCGTTAGAAATAAAGAACCCTAAAAGAATAGCATGGGCAGAAGATGAATTAGATCAGGACATAAGGGGAATACGAGAAAGCAAAATCGAAATGTATGGCATCATAAGACAATCTCAAGCATCTAGACAAGCAAATAAAATATTATATGAAGGTAAGTTAAATGATATTTGGTGTGAATTTGAATCTACGATTGAAGCAATGCATTGTGAGCAATATGATATTGTTTCAGTTACGCATTCAAGACCTAATTGGGATACTGCATTGTTTAGAATTATGAGTATAACTGAAGCGAATTTTGGGCGGGCTAAATATGTATGCAATGCATATAACAGTTCTGTATTAGATGATGGTTTTGGATCAACCTTCGATGATTGGGATTCTGGAAATCCTCCTAACCCATACGAAGCTGTTGTAGATGTTACTAATATTGCTTTATCGGAAACTGGATGGGTTAATGTTGATGGAACGTGGGTAGTTGTAGTTGACGTAAGTTGGACTGCGCCGGCAACAAATCGTGATTTATTAAACAATTATATTATTGAATTAGCAAAATCAGGAGGTAGTTATACTCAATACGGAATTGCAGATAAATCTGCTACTACATTTAGAATAAGTAGCGGATTAAATAGTGGTCAAACATATAATATTAAAGTTAAAACACAATCAGTAAAGAATATTATATCTACAGGTCGCATCTCAAATCCAATTACATTAGTTGGAAAATCTACTAATCCTTCTAATGTTTCTAGCTTCACTTCCTCTTGGGGTAAAAATTTAGAGTTATCTTGGGCAATTGTTACTGATTCTGATTTATCTGGATATGAAATAAGAGATGAAGATGCTAACTTTGGAACTGATGATGCACATTTAATATATCGTGGGTTAGCAAATAAAAAAGTTTTAATTCCTTCTAGCCGAGCTCCGGGTACATATTGGTTGAGATCAATAAATTCAAGCGGTAAGTATTCTATTACTTCAGCCCAAATAACTCCGGTAAATGCTGCCCCGGCGATCCCATTATCTTTAACTGCTGATATTGTTTTTAATATAGCACGTTTATGCTGGACTGATGATACCGCAACTGATATTGAATACTATGATGTATATTATTCTAAAACTAATGCTTGGGCTGGAGAAGAAAAATTATTTGGTAAAGTACCGGGGCGTAACTGCACAATACAAGGTGAAAGCTCACAGAATGGAATGTCAGATGATAATGGCGCGGCAAATACTGATTACGTTACTGATTTAGATTTAGCCGGTTGGGGGCCTGATTATTGGAAAGGAAGTTACATAGAAATAATATCTGGTACAGGAGTAGGTGAAGAATTAAAAGTATCAGCGTATGCTACAGCTACAGGTAAGTTTACTATGGATGATAATTGGGTAGCACCTCCTGATACAACTTCTAAGTTTTTTTTACATCCTGTTAGGTACTATAAAGTAAGAGGTGTTGATGGTTTTGGCGCAGGAAATTTTACATCAGCTGTAGAAGTAAAATATATAGAGTTTACAGAAGGTATGCTTGGCGATCAAATCATAACCGCGAGGAAAGTTTATGCCGGAGAAGTAATAACTTTATCAGCACAAATAAAAGATGCAATTATTCAAAATGCTCATATTATCGATTTGTCTGCTGATAAGATAACAGCAGGTAGCTTGACAATTACAGTTAATGTTGGTAGTGCTGGAAAAATAGTATTAGACGGTGCTAATGATGTAATAAAAGTATATGATGCATCAAGCATACTAAGAGTTGAGCTAGGCAAATTATCATGAACGAATTTGGATTAAAAGTATATGATTCATTAGGTTCAAACTACACTACAATTACTCCTAAAATATCTACCATTGTTAGCTCTGGAAGAATAACAATGCCTAATACTTTAAATGTTGATAACACTTACGGTGTTGTTATAGACTTGCCCGGAACTAGTGCGATTCCTAAAGAAGATATTACTGTTTTAATTGCTCCTATTGAACATACATATAAGATAACTAATATTTTATATTCTTCACAAAATATTGGCTATATGGATTCTGCTATGTCTTATTATAAGCACGCAAAGGCAACAGGAGTTATGACTTCTTGGACTGCTGGAAATTTGACTCCATCAACTGCAACTACTTATGATGGGTTTGCTGGAATATTCCCTGTTAGCTTTTGGGATATTAAAGGTGGAACAACTTTTACATCTGTATTATTATTCGCGGCAACATGTTATTTAGCTTACGATGCTAGCGCAAGTGAGTTTATAAAAGTTTATTCGATCGGAGATAAAGGAGTAAATAAAATAGAATATGTAGTAACTATTAAGAATCATAATTATGAGTAATTACGGATTAAAAATATTTGATACTATAGGAAACAGCAGTTTAATTGTTCCAAATATTGCTCAAATAATATCTTCTGGAACAATAACATTGCCTAATGCTTTAAATGGTGACGGTACTTATGGTGTAGACATTGATCTACCCGGAGATTATGATATTGATAATACTGACCTTGGTATGATTGTGCAAATAAGAGATTTTGATTATCGACTTTCTGTACATGAGTTTACATATCCAACTAATAATTCTTTGAAAGTATTCTATGGTGACGATAGCTATACTTACTATGATAAAGATGTAAATACAGGGGTAATGACATCATGGACACCCGGAGATATGACAGCATCAGATATAACTAAGTGGAATCATTTAATACAAATATCATTACTGGCTGGTTGGGATAAGTTTGGAAGCACGTCAAAAGCAATGCGAATATTCGCCGCAGTGCATTATGGGTTTTTAAATATTGCCGGAGGTACTGCGGCTACTACAACATTTTATGGTAGAGATACTACACAAACTGTCAATGGTCAAGCAGGGTATATCTTATCTGAAACACAAGGTTCAACACTCCAAACATATACAATAACTAGCGATGCATCTTATAGACTTATTGCTGCTGTAACAACAAACTGTAGTATATATAGAATTTCTTATCCTAGTGGTGCAACATTATTAGGCAACAACGTTGCATCTGATACAAGTTTTGTAAGAGGTGGAGAAGGATCAGTAAGTGGAACTTGGGCTTGCCCTTTGACTAACTTAACTCCCGGTGATGCAGTTTGTATTGTTGTAAATGTATGGTGTTATTTTAGAGATAATGCGTGGCTATCAGGTGATAAGGCTTTTGCTATTGTTTTTATTACTACTGTTTCAGAAGATTGGTGTACATTAGAATCTAATACATGGACTGTTTACAGATATATAACTGCTATTGAAAGTACAGGAGCCGGCGGTAACTACGCTACTGTTACATTATCATGGGGAAATTCAACAAAAGAAATGAAAACTACAGGGATAAAATATAAACCATTAGTATATTCTGGAAAAGATGTAGCTACTATTGGAACAAATGGTGTTTCAGAAGTTGATTATATAATGTATATGAAAAAGTATAGAGGAGATTAATGGATTACGGTCTTAGAGTAAGCGATACATTAGGTCATTCAGTCATAATAACTCCTAATGTATCAAATATTATAAGCTCTGGAACTACAGCAATGCCGCAAGCACTGAATGGCGATACAACATACGGTGTTGATATTGATCTACCCGGCACTAGCTCATATAAATTAGAAGATATTGGAGTTCAAATAAGAGTAAGATATTTTACATATTCGTTCTCTGAAAAAATGATTGGTGATGATGCTGGAGGGTATGCTTTTTTTAGAAGTATATATACTACTAGCAAAACATACTATTCTCGTAATGATGCCACAGGTGCAATGACAGCATGGGTTCCTGAATTTTTTAAAGATACTTTATATAATATGTTTCCTATTGGTTTTTGGGATCCGTTAGGAGCCACTACATTTACATCGGTAAGGTTATTCGCGGCAACATGTTATTTATGTTATGATAATTCAACATCAACATACAAAAAAGTTTATACTATTGATGATGCAAAATTCATTGATTATGTAGTTTATCTTAAAAATTTACAAACAGAGGAGGTATAATGTTATTAGGTTACAATAAGAATGGAGATATCCAATTTATATTTACTGATGAAAAATATTTAGCAATGAAATATCCAAACAATACAGCAAAGATAAGTAATTTTTGGGGAACAGTAAAGCATGATCTAACAGAATTATTTGTGCCTATAAGCACTTTTATAGATTGGGATAATTATAAAAATTATAGAATTGTAAATAGTGTTATTGTAAAAAAAACTAAAGAAGAAATAAACAAAAATAATATTAAAAAAAACATCATGAAAAGAGAAATCATTAAAAAAAAAATTGGAGGGATGAAAAATGGGAGCTTAACAAATAAAGTACCAAAAAAAATAGCAGGAGAAATACCATGGAAAACGGAAATGGAAAACAAGTCACTAGAAGGAATGATGTAGGAAATAAAATATTAACGGCTGTAATATCAGCTATGGTAATTGCAATAATGGGAATGACTATCTCAGTTGCAAGCCAAGCAACTGCAAAAGCTAACGCTAATTGTATATCATTAAAAGCATTAGAGATCGCCCAACAATTTGTTAAAGAATATACTTATACAGCTATTGACGAAATTAAAAGTGATATTAAAGAAATAAAACGAGCAGTAGTAAAATAAAAAGATGTCTAAAAACAAAATGGATATATTTGAGGAAATCTTCTTATTTTTAATCGATGTACCTTCTATACGTTGGAAACTAAAAAAAATAATAGATTCCAAAGATACTGTAGATTTTGCTTCGTTAAATGTAAGTTTAAATAAATTAGAATTAGAAATAATACGAAGAAAAAAGGAGGCTCGAGATGAATAAGACAGTTGCTAAAGTAGTAGTTTTACTGGCATTAGTAATATGTGTCATAATATTTTTCAAGACGATTTTTTTTGGCGTTGTAGTAGGTGCTTTAGCGTCAATAGTTTATTTTTCTTTAACAGGAAGTACATTAAACTGGAAGAAGAAATAGAATGGAAAAACCTGCAAACGGAAAATTCAGCCTTAAATACTTTTTGTTTGGTAAAGGATTACCGGACTGGATATCTGCATGGGGGAGTGGGTGGCGTATAGTAATGACACTTACTATATTATTCTTTATAGTAATTACTATATATAGGGCATTTTTTAAGAAAGATCAAACTCAATCTCAACACTTGAATGTCTGGCCTCTAAGTTTCTCAACAGTAACATATACTCCGCAACAATCTCAAAAACAAGTAGGGAAAAAACGCGCTTGGTGGTTACCAACATTCTTCGCGGAAGGGTATGGCTTTTCAGAAACTTCTAATAATGCTACTTCTAGAACTGGTATCGGAGCTAGAATCGGTGGGCGATTTGAATTATAAAGTATTATATGCCTAAATCAAACAGAAATGGCGTATTTTGCCACGTTAAAATTTAGGCATATAATTTCTTTGATTCATTGCCTTATTAGCACCACGCTAATCCTTGTTAGAAAAAGTGACATTGTACGTGCATTATCGTAATAATATTTGCAATGTTGCTATAATTGCAAAACCTCTCCCTAATTCCTCTATCCATACAGAATATCTTAGCTTATATTTATTGACAATATAGTTTAAGCCTCCCATAAATACAGCTAAGATAACTGATCTGGCAATTAACATTAGCCAACAGCCTGTAATTATAGCGTAAGGGAAATAAGCTAATCCAATAAACAATCCATGTAAATAAAAATTATCCTCTGGATACATCCAATTTATTAATCTCGCCAACATATCTTTAATTGGATTCTTACTGTTATCATAATATGTTGTAAGACTTGCTCCCAACAAGCCGTAAGATATGAGATGGATATACCCAGGCACTTTTAGTTTAAGCACGAATAACACAGAGATGATTGCTACTAATGGAATGAGCCAATCTCTCATCCAAGATTTGAATGGTTTACCGTATCCACCCATTCTGTAAAATATTGCGCTGATACACGATAGAAAAAATGTCATTAATCACCTCCTCTTAGCTACTATTAATTAACTGGAGTAACTCTTATCTTAGTTTCTCCGGCTTCTTTGTTATTCAATACACCAACAAAAGAATTAAACTCTGCATATCCTTTTTGAATAATTAAATTACCTTGACCGTCTGAGCTAATGCTTGTTACGAATGGTCCGGCTGTTGAACACCCAACGATTGAAAATAAAATCACTGATAACACTATCATCATTATACCTTTATTCATATTTCCCTCCTTTTTTACATTCCACTATTTACATTCCATGTTTTTCTATTATAGCCTAAGTAGTTAGCATTGTTGTAAGGGTTGCCGTCATTAGACGTATCTCTGTAGTGACCACTAACATAAGTGCCGTTACTTCTTGAGTATCCGTTTATCCACTTAATTGCTGCAAAACAGTTACCCATAATCATCATCGAGATTAGAACCAACCAAATTATTTTCATGAACACCTCCTTATTATCTGTCATACTATTTAATGAAATTTATAGCCTCTTGTAAACCATTTCTAATTTTTTTCCTCTCAATCGGAGTATCTGCTTGTAAAAGATTGTACGCTATATTCTTCCGCATTTTACTTTTAACTATTCCGATCACCTCATCTTTTGTAGATATTTCCCCCAAGATACTGAGTAACTTCTTTTTCGTCATATCATCCTCCTTTTTTCACTCTACCACCTTCAATTTATAAACATTACCCTTTAACTCTGCTGTGATTATATCTCCTGTTTTGATTGATTCCTCTTTTGGTTTTATGAGGGTGTACCAGTGTTGCTGACCTATTATCCACCCAGTACTAGCATTCTTACGCAAAATAAAATAACCTACCCCATCATTAGAACTATCTATAGCTCCTAACACTTCTCTTATATCTCCATACTCATCCTCAACCTTATCATGTCTCCTAACAACATCATTATTCCTATCCACTCCACATTTAGCATAGGCTACTATTTTGGCGTTGACATTTTCTAAGTCTGCTTTTGACCAAGAAGCACCACTAAATTCAGTTTCTTCTGCTCTTTTCAATATTCCACAACAACTACCACAATTTATTCTTTCATTTCCAACATAATCCACTCTACGATAATAACCCTCATTCCCTTTCCACACACACCCAACCTCGAATTTCTGTTTGTTTGCTTCAAATGTTTTATTCACAACCCCTCCTTTTTAATTTATAACGCCAAGTTAATGTTTCTTGTTAAGAAAACCCCTTAAACCTTCTGACATTGTGCTATTATCATTAAATTCTTCTTCCACTTCTTCTTCCACTTCCGATAACCTTTCCCCAAAGTATGGGGTTTTAGCCAAGCCCTTTAAAACTATTTTATCAACTGGGATACATTCAATCTCTACCACCTCAAACAAGCACTCCTTAACTTCAACCCTTTCACCAACTTTCCATGGAATAAGTTTCCCCTTTACGTTAAGAATCTCTTTTTTTGTTAAATCATAAATGTGTCCATTATCACTGTTCATTATCTACCTCCTTTTTAATTTATACCAATAACGCCAAGTTAATAATAATGCTATTACTAGAGATATAATTAGTATCATTTGTTTATTTCCTCATAAAATATAATCTTTAATAAATCTTCTTTTGTATTCCATTGCTTACTGTATAATAACAACTTGAGATTATAAATATTCATCCAACTCCCTCCTAAGGTTGTTTCATCATATTCAAAAATTACTTTTATCTTCATACATCCCTCCTTATAATTAGTATCATATTAATAGTTCTGGGTTTTCATATATGTTTCCGATTATTCCGACTTCAGGCTCAATCCTAAATGTTATAAATTTACGACCAAAAGATGTCGGTTCATAAAACCCAAAACAAGCATAATCGTGATTCCATTCAATCTTCGAAACATTACGATATTCTTTAACCACATCCCCCTCATATATCTCCTTATCGTTTTTATCTTTTAATCCTGTGTATTGCATAAGTTCCCATTTATGATAATCATCTAATTCTTGATGACCAACAAATCTCCTGAAATCATAGTGGCTTCCATCATCAAATACAATCCCAGTTTGTACGTTGCAATACATTATCTTATCTACTTTATCCCAAGCTCTAAACTTTATCTCTCTCATACATCCCTCCTTATTTAAAGGTCGGTGGCAGGAATTTAACCTGCTTTGATGTGTGTCTTACTGGTGGTTCACACTCTTAACCATTTAAACCAATTCAGCGTTTCCCAAACGCCACACCGACCCATTATTTTCTTAATCCACAACCCTTTTTTCTTCTTCCTTTATCCTTCTAGTAGACAAGGCATTGTCAATCCAATATTTGTTATGAGCTGGGATTAACTTTTTATGTTTTTCTTTTAGTTTATACATTTAAATACCCTCCTTTTTTAATTCAGTTTGTTGAACAAGTTGCGTAATACCTTCTTGCAATTTCATATAGTCTTTACTCTTAATCGTCGTGCTTAACTTCATGTTTACTTGGCAAATGCCATCTCTTTCAAATAACTTAAATTCCCATTCATATAATTTCATTTTTGCTCCTTCCGCATATTGCGTATTTGCTCAAGAATAAACTTCTCGTGTTACACAAATTATTATCAATTTTTTTACATCTAACATCTTTCCCAGTTTCTTCACAATAGCTTATTAAAGACTTTCTCCCTTTAACCAATTTAGTCCTTCCATCTCGCTTGATTATCTTCTTGCATTTTGGGCATTTAAAATAACTCATTTCCTACACAAATTATTATCATTTCTTATTGATACCGCCAAACAAGCGTGGCATAGAGCATATTTATTGTAGCTGTTTAGTTGCTTTCCACACTTACAATGAGTTTGGTTTTTCCTTCTCAATAGGTTTATATCTTTTCTTCTAGCCATTAAAATAATCTCCTTTCTTGATCTATTCTTTTATTTGCAATCTTTATATAATTCGGATTTAATTCTATTCCGATAAATTTTCTACTAAATTTTTCTGCTACTACTCCTGTTGTTCCTGAGCCACAAAATATATCTAAAACAGTTCCTCCTATAGGACATCCAGCTTTAATCGGTGTTTCTATAAGTTCTTCAGGAAATACAGCAAAGTGAGCTTCTTTAAATGGCTTAGTTGTTATTTTCCATACTGTTCGTTTGTTGCGACCGGGTTTATTTATTAGATTTTTGAAACTTCTTCTTGTTTGAGCAGGGTCTTTAGATTTATTTCCCATATTTGCTTTCATAAAATCTTTAGTATTTTCTGTTTTTACTTCTTTTCCGAATCGACTATCGTTTATTGTAGTTTCTGACATTGGTTCATACTGAGTTTCAAATCGATACTTCTTATTCTTAACGAAGAAAAACATCTTCTCAAAATCTACTGTAAACCTATCTTTAATACTTGACGGCATACAGTTTGGCTTATACCAAATAATTTCATTCCGGAGTATCCACCCTCGATTGCACATTTCTATTGCAAAGCGAGAGGGAATTTGGCATAGGCATTTACTTGGTAAAAATACTTTACCTTTTTTAATTGAATAAGTATCTCCTAAATTAACCCAACAAGTACCATCTCTTTTTAATACTCTTTTAGCCTCATCAAATATTCCGCATAGCCTCATTACATATTCGTGGAATGTTGGTTCTAATCCTAATTGGAAATCTATTTTTTTCGCGCCGCAATCAGGGCAAATATTTTTCCACCTCGGCGCATCTGTTCCTTTTCTATTTCCGTCTTGTATCGGGCTTGATTTTAATGAGTAATCATACCTACTTTTTTTCTTTGCATTTGCATGAGTGCAGTTTTTATTGCCTCCTTTCCACGTAGCTGTTCCATAATCTCTTAATCCCCAATAAGGCGGAGATGTAATAATACAATTTATGCTTTCGCTTTTAAAAGTTCTTAATACTGTCAACGCATCGCCCTTAATTACCAAATTTACCTCCTTCGCTTATAATCTAAACACCAATTATGTTTGGTGTATTTAATAAATATCTTTTTCTTTTTGCAATAATATCTTTTGTTTGAGAATAGTTTTTTAAATAAAACATATGAGCTATATAAACAATCTTTACAATTATATTTACTAATCATTGACTACTGTTCCGTTAAACATCTCTACTATTTTTTTTACTAATTCATTCTGCATTGCTTTTCTATGAAGATATAGAGATTCAAACCTTCTTTTTTCTGTCGGAGATAAAGAATTCCATGAAGCTTCTAGAGGATCCTCAAACTTTGTTTGGAAATTATTTATTACATTTTTCCATTTCTTTTGGTCTGCTTTTAAATCACTCTCGTTTTCAGAGATATACTTTAATGCTTTAGAAAACCTTTCATATGCTTTTTTAAACTCCGCTATTTTATTCATTGTAATTTTTCCTTTCGTTTTACATAATATTCTTTGTTGTATTTTTTAATCATATCTTTTAAATTTGATTTTTTTGTTAGAGCATATGTTGCTTTAAAAACCATTAATTCTTTTTTCCGTTCTTTAAAAAATATTGTCATATGGGATTTTGCGCTTTCAAAAAACTTTCTTTGATGTTCTTCTAGCTTATGCTTATTTTGTTCATAGAATGCTACTTTACACGTCATATATGGCGCATTGGGTTCATTAGATAACGGAATAATAGCGTGCTTGGGTATCTGTTGAAATACATCAATAATATACTCAAATGATTCCGGCATAGTTTCATCTCTTACTTTAGAGATATGTTTTAAATATTTGTAAGCCTTATCTTTTATTCTTATCATTTTCATTTTACAATTCCTTTTTATTTGTTCAGCAATCGTTCCATGCTAGGTTTTTTTCTTTGTTCAAAATTTCCTTCAAATGTAGCATTTTTTTGATGTAACATTTTTGAGGGTAAAAATGCTGTTTTACCCTCAAATCAGCGATTTCCGCGTAACGCGTAACGGTTTAGCAAAACTGCATTTTCTTTTGGTATCAAACACTTATGTAAATTTCCTAAACCGTTATACCGTTACAATCCCGCACGAAATAACCGTTTTTTCATAAATATTGAACTTGAAAAAGGTGTTTTTAAGGGTAAGGATATATGGAAAAATAGTTTGTTCGTGCGGAAACGTAATGCTGTAACGGTTTAGCAAAATCAAAAAAACTATTGATTTTATTGAAAACGGAAAAAAATAAACCGTTATACCGTTACGCACCCCCAAAAATCTATGCTGAACGCTTTTAACCCTCAATTAACTCCTTTGAAACACTCTCATCATCCTCTACAGCTTCTACACTCTCACCCTCATTGTCGATCAATCCTTCAGGAGCATCTGCAACTTCTGGATTTATTATTGAACCAGTTATTGCATTATAAAATGTATCTTTATCACAAGGAAACTTACTATATATATCTTCTATCTTAGGTAGAAATCCTAATGTAGAACTTGACCACTCTAATCCTCGTCTAGATATTCTAAATTGTGAAGCTTTACCTCTACCGCCTGCACCTTTTTCAGAATACTCAATAAGATTTGCCCTCATTAAAACATACATCCATTTCTTAACCTTATCTACTTTCCAATCCATATATTCAGCAATATCTTTATATTTAAAAATAAACTCATTCTCATAACTTTCATCTTCTTCTGGCTTCCAATTATCACTCATTGTTTTAATTGCTTTCCAAAGCTGTTCTGCTGATGGGCCTATTTCATATATAGTATATGTCAATATAGATTCCGCTACTGTTTTAGCTACAAAATAATCTGCTAATGTAGAGATTAAATGTATTGTTCCGTCAGGTTGCTTTTTTTGTTCTCTATGGAATTGGTGTAGTATTGTCACTATTTCAATTAGCACTCTAAATCTTTCCCTATCTCTTCTTATTCTTACAGGTTTATCAGGGAACACAGAAAATACCTCTTTTGCGTATGGAATAATTATCTTGAAATCTGGATTAAGTAAACGTTGTATATTTTTCCAGAGATTTAATTCTTTTTCATCTAACTTAAATGTTTCTCCCATTGCCTTACGAATAGTTATATCACCTATTGCTTGTGTTAACTGTGGAGAATCATCACTAAATACTGAAAAGTTTCTAGTTTCATTTTCATCAAACATCTGCGCTTTGGTAGTTGTGATAAGAAATCCTACAGGTCCTTTAACTTTCTTTGTTATAGTTTCCATTTGACCAGAGTGTTGATCCTTAACAGGCATCATTAAAATTAAATCGCCTTCTGATTGCGCGGTTCTTATAGAATAATCAGCCGCTTCTGAGCCGGGAAGCTCATTGATAAATATAATTCTGTTTTGCATTCCGTCCTCGGGTAAATGGAAGAAAGCATTTTGCGTTGCTCTCGTAATGAAATGATAACCTTCTTCCGGTATAAGCCTTTGGATACATTGACACGAAAAAGATTTACCACTAGAAGCTTCACCTTTGACTGTTATTGATAATGGCTCTTTTGTTATTCTTGACGTATAACATAAATAAACCATTAGCCTCATTATTTCTTCTCCAACAACACCCATTTTATTTGTTAAAGAAATGACATTATATAAAACATTTTTATTCTCCGTAAGGAATTTTATTGCTTCATTCTTTTCACCTTCTGTCATTATATATAATTGCTTAGGTGCAGTTAATTTATCATGCTCTTCTTTTTCTAATTGCTTTTTAACTAGATCCTCTAATTTAATTAAATCAGAATCTATCTCGTCCTCTTGTGATGCTTTAACAAATCTTGCTCTATTAGATGCCATACTTAATTTAATAGAATCTTTAAATAATATTTTTCCTGATTTGCTTAATGTAAGAGATACTTTAAAATTTCCAGATTTCATAAATTCAAAGTTAGCTAATCTAAACTCATAATCTTTCTTTCTAAATACCATTATTTCTTTATCTCTAAAAATCATAGTAATGATGCCTTTATCTATTTGCTCTTTTCTCATCTGTGAGCTTGTTAGAGGGCAAGTTGTTTTATCACAATAATTTTGGATTATCGCATCATCACAACCATAGCTTTTATAACCACCTTTAAAGACAGAGTTTATTATTTTAATTAGAACTCTTTCAGGTAGAGGTGGTGTATTTCTCTCGTTCCAGCCTGCTATTAGAGTTTGAATATCATTCTCTGACATTCCTTTTTCTTTATAATTTATAGCTAATCTGAAACAGGCATTATCTCGATGACCTTTAGAAACTCCTTCTTTTATTTTATGTATGCAAGGTAACTCTTTGCTTGGGATATAATGTTTATTATCGGATCCTGTATCTAGCATTGTTACTTTTTTTCTTCCTAAACTTTTTCCAATAATAGTTATTTTTATTAGAGTAATATCTGTTTTTTTAATTTTAGAAAGGTCTTTAATATTATTTATAAATGTTTTATTATCATCATCTACAAAAATTGTTCTATCATTCCCGGCATCTCCACCGAACAAAGGGAGGTTAATGTAGTTTCCAAAAGGATGAGCTTCATTAACGCTGTCTTGCTTAGGAAAGATTTCGCAGATAATACCCATCTCACTCAATATATTTTCAAAAACTAATCTTGGCTTTATAGCTTCAATTTTTTCATTGAAGAAACACCAGATATGAAATCCTTTACTCTTACTTCTTTCAATATAAATATTTAATCTTAACTCTTCTAATTTTTGTTTTATTGCTAATGCTTTCTCGAAGTTATTCTCATCTAAATCTACTGCAATCCAATTAACAAACTCTTTATTGTAAATAGGATATATACCCATTCTTTGCATTCCGTCTATATGTTTTTTATATATTTCTAATGTTAGCTTTTCTTTTAGACAGAAATTATTTCGCCCATAGGCATCATCTCTTCCGGAAAAGAGTTCAGAAAATTGTTTAATGTCATTCATTTTATCTCCTAAATTATAATTATTAATAATACGCCGGCGCTAGATTGCTCTAACGCCGGTTGGAAAAGATGGATTACTCAGAGTTTTCTTCTGTCAACTCAACGTCAATGTCAGCTTTACGTCTATAAAGCGAATCAAACATCTTTTTTGCAGTATCATATTCTTCGTTTGTGCATCTCCTAACGAATTTAATAATAGGTACTGCATAAGTTCCTTTTGTTCCTTTTTCAATCTTTGAGGAAAGATTATATACTCTAGCAAACATATCTTCGCCAGAATACCTCGCCATTGAAAGGAATGTTTTCGCTGTTTTAATTGCTGTTTTCATCATCGACAATGAGAGTGGGAATTGTTGTAGTCTATCAACAAGTATGCAAGGAAAATTGTAAACCTGCGAGAATTTAGGTGGCTCTTTTCCTTCCCAAGCTGAACCGGGAACCTCTTCAACAGGTTTATCTAAAAATTGCTCATATTCCTCAATAGCCATTGTTACTTTAATGTTATCTCTAGACATCATTACAAGCCCGCGCTCAAGATCAAATTGAGCTCTGGTTTTAAACATGAACAAAGGAATTATTTCTAATTCATCACCAAACACTTCATCAGTTAAGTTATTAAATAACTCTCCCATTTTTGCGTTTCCATCAACGCATACTTGAGATAATCCTTGAGCAAGCCCAAGCCGAGCTATTTTAATATCTCCTTCGTCCATTGCCTCAAAACCTGCCGGAACGTGTGATTTGTCTGTTCCTCCTGATACTCTTAATTCGAGATTCTGTGATTCGTTAGATGTTACTTCATTCTTTTTTTCTTCACTCATCTTACCCTCCTTTTTACTTCATTAATGTTATGGCTAACTCTGGTTTAAAGAAATATTTAAATAGATCATCCGGAATTTGCTCTCCTTCTTTTAGTAGACCAGAGATAAAGGAAGATAAGGTTTTATTATGTATAGCTGACTTAATCATATCTGACCTGCCGCAATCCTCAGCAATCCACCTTAAAGCTTCTTCTTTTTTATCTTTGTCAACACTAACATAGAGCGTTTCTTTTCGGACAGCAGAACAATTCAAAGTATTGCTTTTAAATGACTTTAAATCTCTGTTCTCCATATACTCTATTAGAGCTAATTCCGCTTCTTGTTTCACCTTTTTTGCATCTGACAAGAGTACAGTAAATTCTTTTTCTCTTGTTCTAGCATCAAGGACTAACTGAAGTAACTCTGTTTCATTCATTCAACTCACCTCCTAAAACTATTCTTTTGATATTGTCCAGATTGCTTTTCCTTCTTGATTCTTGAGCGTAATCTCCCCTTTTGCATAACGCTTATCAGAAACATAACTAGCGTTAATTTTCCGCGATGCAGCTACTTTTGCGCTAAAGTTATCTCTTGCTGGTATTGGCAACGTTGTTGTCATATTCTCGTACGTAGCAGATAGAACATAGATTCTCATTTTTCCTCACCTCCTTTATTTTATTTTTTCATTCCACACTAATCTCATATCAAAACCTTGTTCCAAACAATATATTTTATGTTCTAAATTATCTTTCTTAATCTCAATTACTCTATAATTTTCATATGGCTTATGCATAGGAGCGCAACCTAAAATAAGCCACATGAAAACTACACTTAATAATAAACATACCAATATACACAAAAAAAGAAATAGCTTATCCATTATATTTCTCCTTTATTATTGTCATTATCTTATCAATAAACTCATTCAATGTTTCTTGTTTATCAATATATAATAATGATTCTCCACCGGCAATCATGAACGCTGTCATTTGATAACTTTGATATAAAGTTAATGCACCGTCAGCACTCTTGAATTCAATAGCGAATGGAACTCCTTTGATAACTAAGAAACCGTCAAATGGTTTTTTATTTCCGAGATTGAGTGTATCTGGTATTTTATACCAAAAGCAATTAGGGTCTGCTTTCGCTATCTTATCCTTAAACTTTTGATATAATTTTCTTTCACTCATAATCCATCTCTCATTTCTTCATCTTCGATCAACCCTCTTAACAATGCTAGATATACTCTTGCATCTTTAATCCTACTTTCAATTGGCTCTTCTGAAAAAGTTTGATTGTTTCTGATATAACTGCAAATAGAATCTAAATGTTTTTTGAGATATACCCATAATACTAACTTTGCATCTATGTTTAATTCTTTACCTAATCTTTTAAAATTATCTAATTTATCGCCTTGAGTATATTCTTTACCTTTTTCTGAGCTAACCTTGATCTCTTCTTCTACCATGTTTTTATATAATTTATGAAAATATTCTGCATCCATACTTACCTCCTTTTTTTACTTGCTATAAACTTTTTCATTGCTTCTCTAAAGTAAGGCAAAAAAGAATTATAACAATCATTGCACAAACCATGACTATTTAATGGAGTTGGTAAATTTTCCTCTTTCTTTCCACATTTACGGCACTTAGTTCCTTTATTCATTATTGCCCCTTTAACATGTTTAAACATGATTCTGATAGGTTCTGTTTGGTTTTTAATGCCTTATATATCACTTCATCAATAGAGTTCTTAGCAAGTAGTTGAAAGTATGTAGTATTATATTTTTGACCAATCCTGTGGCATCTGTCGCACGCTTGGACGTATTCCTCATAACTATAAGATAACGAATACCAAATAGAATAACTACACTGTTGGAGATTTAATCCATGCCCTCCTGATTTCGGATGAGCTATTAAGAAACGTTTTTTCCCTGCTTGAAAGTCTTGTATATTTTTAATCTTTTCTTTCTGAGGTATTGTGCCGTTTAATAATACAGCATCATCTCCTAATAAGAGCTTTAGCTCTGCTGATTCCCAATGGTATTGTATCCATATTATTATTTGTTTATTTTTAGGTATTGAGTTTATTGTTTCAGTTAATACTTTAATTTTTGAATCACTTACTTTAACAGGAATCCCATTTATATTTATTACGAATCCTCCTGTTATCTCTCTAAGCTTACATATCTTTGATAATTCATTAGCGGCTAGAGTAATACTATCTTTAAATTCTAAAACATTCTCTTTCTTCATTGATTCATATGCTTTCTCTTGCACCTTATCCATATAGACTAATCTAGTTTCAAATATTTGTTCTGGTAAATCTAATGCATCTTCTTTTTGTAAAGAGAATGCTTGTCTTGATATTCTATCCATTATTGCCTCTTTGGCTCCACTCATTGTGCGGTAAAGATAACCTCCGTAACCTGTTGAGTAAAAGAAACTATTTCTATATTTATAAAAATTATCACTAAGTAGCTCATCATTAACAAACGCCATTTGACCCCAATACTCTAATAAATTATTAGGCGCTGGAATACCGCTTAAACATATTCTATGTTTTATTTTATTTTTATAGTCAAGAATAGTTTTAGTTATCGCTGATGAGTGTGATTTTATTTTAGCGCTCTCATCTATTATTAAACAACTTATTTTGTTCTCAATAGACGGTTTCTTTATCTTTGATAGTTTTTTAAACCCTTCAAAATTTATAATATATACATCGTAATCATTGTTCCACTCTTTCAAATTATTCCATAGCACAATTGACCTGAGATTACTCCATTTATTTATTTCTGCTACCCATACACTCTCTAATGTAGATAAAGGCGCAATGATGATTGCCGGTAACTTCCAATGCTCTATTAGTTTTATAGCTGTTAATGTTTTGCCGAGCCCCGGATCCATAAACAAAGCGTAGCTATCAAACATAGCAGCAAGAGCAATAGCTTTCTTTTGATGCTGATAGCACATTGATAAATCAGTTTTACCTAACTTATCAATCAAGCAATCATTTATTTTTATTTTATTAGCGAGGTTAACTTTTTCGTGGTACTTTTGTTTCTCGTTGCGTAATTGTTGGTATATAATCTTAGTATCTAAATCGTATTGAATATTTAGATGCTCTATTATATCTATTAATTTTCTTTTTGGGAATACCCACGAAGAGGTTGCTTTATGAAACTTATATTCTCCGATTGATTTGACTAATTCTTTTTCTTCAAACAGGCATTTTACGATTGCCGAATCATTATTTACAGATACAAACATATGAAAACTCCTTGTTTATACCGTTACGAGTATTGCGAATCAAAGCAAATGATTTTTAATAGAATGTTATTGAAAATCCATTATAACATTGCTTTTTTTCGTGTCAAGGGCTTTTTTTTACAATACTCGTAACGGTATAACGGTTTAGGTTATTAACCAATATTCAATATTTCTGGATGTTCCATTGCGTTCCTAACAAGCAATCTTATTAGCGCTGACCGCGATGCTATCTCGGGAATTTTCTTCTTTACTTTCCTATCAAGGAATGTAATTTCGCTTTGAGTAAATCCCACCAATATATTAATTTTGCGGTCTTTTGCGCTCACTTTTTTTGTCATAATCCTCCTTTTATTAATCTTTGTCTTGGTTTCCTAATAGTGTGAAAGTAATTCCATTCTTTCTCATTTCTACGAGCAAAGTGTTAACTATTTTGTTCATAACATATTCATTAGCAAAAGGTCCGTGAGTATGTATATGCCCTGTCTTATTAATTACCACTACTAAATGCTCATCAGCATCATTTAACTCTGGAATGTCATTTTTGTTCTCGCAGTTAAATGGACATTTCATTTATCCCTCCAGTTTTTGCTGCTCTATCAGCTAAATGGATTAATTGTCTAGGTATCCAACTTATCTTGAAGTTTAATACTTGCTGTTTTAATTCCATAAACTCTAGATAGAGCAATTTTGTGTTTTTGTGTTTAATCCTCCAATATCCTTTTGCTTGATTGACAACAGTTTTGCTATCAGAAAAGATATACTTTTCAGCTTTTCTATCTTTTTTATTAGCAAACCTCATCCCTGCAATTAGCGCTGACCACTCTGCCTGCATACTTGTCTTGATGCCAATATCAGCACAATACCTATAATTAGGCAGAATGATTTTTGAGTTTCTAGAGCGATCCCAAGCTACAACTCCTATCGATGATGGTCCGGGATTACCTCTACTAGATCCGTCACAAAGAATTACTATCACTGTTTAGCTCCCTTTTATCATTTCTTTTGGCACTTTTGTTTTTGTAAGTCCTAACATTTCTTTAATAATTTCTCCCTTCTTTTCTTTCCAAGCTAAGCTACCTACTTTAAGTTTCAATTCTTTTGACAGTTTTTGCAAACCAGCTTTTGAGAATTTTTCGAGATATTCTTGAGTAATTCTGAATTTCTTACCGATATTAATACCGGCTTCTTCACCAAGATCCTCTAATTCTTTTGTTTCGTATTTACTCAATCTATCTAACACAACTTTTTCAACAATTTTAAGCAATTCATCGGTTTTTAATTTCAATAAGAAATTTTTAAACTCTTTTGTTCCTCTTACTTCGTAATTTGGTAAATCTTTCTTAAATCCAAGATAACCAGATATACTATTACTTGCTCCTGACTCCATATCAAAGAGTTGGTCAAGCAATATTCGATTAATTTGCACCACTTTAGCATTTACCTTGAGTTCAGATATAAAGAATTGTCGTTTAAATATATCCACTCTGTTTGCTTTCTGCCTCGCTTCATACTGAGCTGATGCATCTATTTCTTTATCACCTGTTTTGATTGACATTGCTTTACGCTCTACTGCTTTTGATTTCCGCATTGTTCGTTTGAAGCAATCTCTATTCAAGCAAACTTGTTTCTCTCTACCGGTTGGTCCGATAATAATAGCAAATGTTGGACAAGTTTTTATGCACTCTGTTTTGAATTGCTCTGCCGGAAATCCATTACCTTCATAACCAGAAAAATCAACGATGTCTTTTAATAACTCTGCATCCTTTGACCCATATTGAGGTTCGGTTTTCAATATTATTACTTTTTTGCCTTTTTTCTTGTACGCTTCCTCTTTTTCTTTTTGTACTTCTCTTATTTTCTTTGAGAAACAAAGATTATTCATACATTTTCCTTTAAGAGAATTACTCCTATCAAACAAATCATCGTATGTACTGCCATTAAATGAGCAAGTTTTACAATCTTTCTTGTTAAAGCAAGCAGTTTCTAATCTTTGCGAGTAGTTTTCTAATTCTCCTTCTGCTTTCACCGGAGAATATCGGTAGCGAATAATATCATTAGCTAAATGCTTTTGGTACTTAGCATCAGATAACCTTGTAAGCACGAATCCATGATCTGCGGAGATTTTACCTTCTTTAATCATTTTCTTTACTTCATCACATAAATCAAGGAGTGACAATATTCTCTTTACACGATACTCAGATTTACCAGTGATTACCATAATGTCTTTTGCTTTGTAGTTTTCTCCTAATGATTTGTATGCCAATGCCTCATCAATAGGGTTTAAATCTTTGCGCTGTAAATTTGCAACTAATTGATACTCAACTCTATCATTTTTTTCAGCATCAACAGATAACACAGGAATCTCTGTAAGACCTGCGTACTTTGCCGCGCTGAATCTCCTATGACCATCGAGTAAATCAATTTTACTTCCATTCTTCCTTACTAATAAAGGTTGAAGTATTCCTTTCTCTTTTAATGAGATAATCAAACTAGATAAACTTTCTTTCGTAATATCTTTTCTGATATTCTCTCCAACAATTATTTTGTCTATTGTTACCGTAGATAATTCCATACTAATCTCCTTGTGTTACTGTCATCTTGACAGCGAGTTCTTTCTTAAAATAATCTTTCTTCAAATAAATCCTCTTCGGGAACACGATTGGAGATAACTCCTTATTCTTAACTACAAATATATGATATTGTTGTGTAGTTTTGCCTGCGTATTCAAATTCTATCTCCACACTTTTACTCATACTCACCTCCTTTTTATTCATTCTTTATCATCTTCTTGTGGGAAAACTTGTGGTAAAAATGTTAAATCTTCAGGGCATGTAGCAGCTCCAGTATAGTCTCGGAATTTATTCCATAGATTATCACAATGATAAACAACAAAGATAAATTGTTTATTCCAAGATTTAATTCTACCTTGCTCTTTTTTAAAGCCACTATCATAAATAACCCAATTACCAATATTCACTTTTTTTAATTCAGCAATTTAAATCAACTCATCACCTCCTTTAAATTTTTTATATTACTTAGTATCTATTATCTTTTTTTGCTGATTCATATATTGAATAGCACAGTTTTTTAATTCTCTGATTAAATCTCCTATCAAAGATAAAGATTTCATAGAAACTTCCATTTTACCTAAGGTGTAATATTCTTTTGTAGTCATTACAACTGTAGTTATTTTTTTCCCATAATCATCAATAAGAGATACATTAATACTTACACTAGGAAGTGCATTCTTGCACTCAATGCTTATTCCAGTTATCTCTCCCTCAACAATGTTAATCGGCAACATTTTCATTTCCTTTTTTTTCATATTAACTCCTTCTTTAATATCTATATTTTTTAAACGCTTCATAATCACAATTGACACACATTTTAATATGGTGTGTTCCGAAAATTTTCTTTCCATGCTTTTGTATCCATTCTGCATTATGATTAGAGAGATGACAATAAATAGTCCAATCACCAATCTCTCCTGTTACTGCTACCCAACGAAGTTCTTTACCTGTTTTAGCTATAAATAAACCAGACTCATTATCAATAGCTGTTCCGGTTGCAAATATAAAATGCTTCTTTAGCTCTTTTAACTTCTTAACTGTTAACATTTCCTCACCTCCTTATACTCCACTTGCTAATTTTCTGAGTGATCTCCACTCTTTTTCTGACATCATTTTCAACCATTGTTCTCCGGTGTGGTTTAAATCTTTTTTTACTTGCTTTACTGCATCTTTTTTAGTATCAGCATTAAATATAAAAAATTTAAACTTTTTATTAACTACTTGTAAGACATAATACTCCATTTTCCTCCTTCTTTAATTAAAATCTTTCTGTTATTGTTAATTTATTTCCTTTAACTTCTAAATCACAATTAGAATATCCATTTCTATGAGCCCAATTTAATATAGCCTCTTCTTTAGATAAATTTGGATAAACCTTTTTAAATGCTTTTATCTCTTCTGCATCAAACTTTATTATTTGTTTGCTTTCCATAAAACTCCTTTGTTTACGTTACCATTTGAGCTATTTCCCAAAGTTTACTCATCTCTTTTTTATCTTGTTTTACATCTGCTTTAGCATTATCTAATAATCCACTTTCTTCAAAATCTCCGTAATATCCCCAACATCCACCTTTCTCATTTCCTAATTCATCCTCTATCATAAATCCATAAATGTTACCACTCAAGTAATCATTCCAAGTTTTAATCAAATCTAGAGCTAAACCTCTTGCTATCTTTTTTGTTTTAGCTTCTGTTTTATTAACAAACACTAATCCTAATTGGCTCACATCTCATCTCCGATCGGGAAAATTTCCTTCATTCTTTAGAGCTAAGCTAACTCCGCTATGAATGTATGCCTCTAGTCTGAAGATATAATATTCTTTAATATATTTCAGAGCTTCTTCGTCATTATCTCCATACTCGTCCACTCCTTCGTTGGCTATACATATTGCTAATTTTTTATTAACATTAGTATCTACATAAAAATCTCTATGATAGCCAACGAGAAATAATACTTCATCTCCGTTACTATCAGGACTTTCCGGGTCTTGGTCTTGATAAATATTTATTTTATAACCTTTATATTCTTTCTGTTCTACGATTTCCATCTCTACCTCCTTTATTATTTAGTGATTTTATATTTATACATATCTCGTTGAACTCCGCAAGGTTTAATATCCTCAAACCCTTTGTCATCAATATAAGTTTCAAATACTCTTCCATATTTATCTGTTATTTGCCCATTAACTATTTTTAAACCCATTTTCTCTTTCAATTGCTTTGTAACTCTTGTTTTCATTTTCCCTCCTTAATATAATGGAGTGCGTAGAGCCAAGGCACTTAGCCTCGCAGTATTGTTCCGCTCCCCAATATTTCGAGATTTACTTTTCTGGTAGAGTTGTAATAGTTGTAATAGTTTTTCTATCTGCTGAGAATGTATCTGAATAAGAGATATCATTATCAACTCTCAAGCGATAAGTTGTTCCTCTTTCCAATATCCTTATCTCTATAATCGTTGCATCTACCATAACTTTATCTCCAATCCCGATCTCTTTAATTTCTTCTGTTTCCATTAGTACCTCCTTTTTATACTTTAACTTTTGTTGAATATAACTCAGACATATCTTTTGAAACTTTCGCTCCGTCTGCCTCTACTTTCTCCCAATTTGGTTCTTTACTATCTGGATTTATATCCAATTCACAAACGAAGCAATGAGCGTAGTTTGGAGAATTCCATTCATTCCCATTCACTCCTTTTTCTTTAGTTTCTCCTTTTGCTCTACCCTGAACATAGATAGTAAGTGTTTTCTTCTCAACATCAATTGCATATACCCACTCTATAAATAGAGCATCTGCTGTTTTTTCATTCATTGTTCCGTCAGGAACTCCATCTCTCATAACGAAATCAGGAGTATGGCAATAGCAACTCTCTGGAAAGTTTGACCAACCTCCACGATGCCCCTTGATATAAATATCAACAAAAGATCGGAGAGCACGAGTTCCGTCATTTGAAACTCCAATTACTCCTTTGTTTAATATAAATTTTTTCATCAATATATCCCATATCTCTTTTCCTCTACAAGTAGGATAACCGTCAAAATGACAGTAAACTCCTTTGAATCCAGTTTTTGTTTTCTCCGCTATACAGCTTCTCGTTGACATTTCCCCTCCTTTTTTACTCTTTCCTTAATTTTTTACTAAAGCCAGAGCAGTATCATACGCTTTCATCTTTAATGTTGCGCCACTCCCGAGCCAAATATTCTGTAATCTATTAGAGGGATTGTTGTTTTTAATACCTCTAAAATGATCAACGTAACGAGTAACTGCGTTGTAAGCACTCCATAGTGTATCTTTACTCTCTGAATATTCTGGACGGTTGTGGAGATTCATTAAATCACCAATTTGGTTTTGTTTTCTCTGAGATATATCTAAATCGTCTTTGCCACAGATAAGAGATGTGAAATAAACCTCTGCTTGCTCATCCCTTACCTTCTCTCCTGCAAATGCTTTTAGCGATTCTTCAAAGTCAGAGTAGAAAGTTACTGCTATTCCTAATGCTCTTTGCGCTTCTCTTATTTTGCTGTTAATATTTCCTGTATGTCTAATGGAGATTCCGTCTTTAGTTCTGGACAGAGCAGCGGAAAGAGTATTTTGACATACTACTCTTACAGGAGTGAAGAACATCTTCAAAGCTGAACAGCCATCGTGTGAATTCGTGAGTAAAAGATATTTCTCCACAACATCCTTTTTCGTTACTTCGATAATATCTGGTAGCTCTGCAAGTATCCATATTCGCTCGCCCTTACCTAAAGCTCCGGCAGTATGATACATTGCAAATTTATCTCCAACTACTGAATCGAAGAAATCAAATGACTCTGTATTTTGCACAGGTTGATATGAGCTACCAACAATCCCAAGAGGTTGGTTTGTGTCAATTCTAACTGTTGCGAATTTATTCTCGATTTCTACTCGGTCCTCTGTATAAATCTTTTGGAGATTAACTTGATAATCCAACTTTGATGCCTCAATTGCCTCTTTCGCTGTTGCTGGATTATCGAGCTTTACTCCTAATCCGTGCCAAGGAACCGCTCCGGTGTAAAACATTCTGTTACCATTCTCATTTAAATTATGAGCCATATAAACCTCCTTTTAACTTTTAACTAAACTCTTTGTTGCGTTTTCACTATCTTTTCTCCCTAACTCGAAGCACCTTTCACAGTTGCAAGATAATTTTCCTGTTCCCTCCCACATAACCCAATCTCTGTAGTCAGTAGATGCTCCGATAAAAAAAGATACCTCTTCTTTTACCTTACCGCAGTAGTCGCAATATAATTTCTTCATTTTTCCTCACCTCCTTTTTAGAATAGATTTATGCTGAGATAACAAATAATACCTCTTTCTTATATCAGCACAGATAACTTGCTGAACTCTTTTACCTCGTCAGAGCCGGTATCTCCGGCTGACACCTGCGATTTCTCGCAGGTGTTTCGGCATCTCTTAGTTATGATAATCAACTACTACTGCCCACTTCTTACCAACTAATTGCTCTTCTGATAAATCAACCTCATCTTCCTCTATATCGCAGAAATGCTTGTACTCTTCTTCTGCAATCAACTCTTTAATTAAGTTGTCATACAATACTTTATCAATTATTTGAGCATCATCTTCCTCTCCGATAGGATTATACTTATCTCTCCAGAAAGGAATTACTCCTGTATAGTCTGGAAAGTATTTATTGAACATAGATGCAAATTGTTCTCTTCTCTGTTTTTCTGTATCTTCGGCGCTAGTATTCCAACCAAAATCTTTTTCAAACTCTTCAACGCAAGTTTTTAATTTTACTTTATCTAATCTCACCGATGATAAATCTCCTGACCATCTCCCACCTATAACAAACCAATCAGCCATTCCTGAAGCAAATCTCCCTTGCCCGCAGAAGCCATTCTCATCCAACCAACCTTGAACAAAATGCCTCGCTTCCTTGGAGTCATTTGCTTTTTCTTTATCCATAGTTACTATCATTCTATAATGCATCTCTTCCCTCCTTTTTGTTTACCATAACTCGTCTATATAATCAGGTTCTAAACCAAACCACTCTTGACATATTCCGAAAGGCATTTCTCCTTGAGATAACCTTTCATCAAAATCATCTTTCGCTTGGGAGATCAAATCATCAGCCTCTTGTTCACTGATTCCATCTCTTTTCATTATAACTTCTTTGATACTCACATTTACCCCCTTTTTGTTTTGAAGTAAAGAGCATATAACTGCTTTTTACTCATTTTGCCTAATCTCTTCTTGCTATATCCGCAAGCAAGAGATAAAGCATTTATCAACTCTGATTTGTATCGAGGAACCAAAAAATCTCTCATATCACCTCTTTTGTTTAATCACATCATAATTAAAGTCGAATGAGTGTAGTTGCACGTGGAGTTTATTTATCTCGTACTTTAAACTATGAATTTTTACTTTAATCAACTTTTGTTGCTCTACTTGGTTTTTTACAAGAACTGCTTGTTTCATTTCTTTACCTCTTATTCCTCTCTGTAAAATACTTGGTCTTTATACTCATACACTTTTGTCATATCCTTAACCCAATAAGGAGTTCCGAACGCTTTAATATTTTCCCAATGAGTTGCTCCAGAAGTAATATCTTTGTTCATACTCTCAAGCCACGCTTTTTCTGCGAGATCAAATACCCATTGAGGCTCGTTGCTGACGTGCTTCGCATTCTCTCCGTAAACTCCTTTCAATGTTCCGCGATTCCGTATTGCGCAAGCCACCGCAACCATTCCGATATAACCTTGATTACTCGCTTCACCAATGATTGCTCTTATTGCTCTTTGCTTATCAATATTCGCTGAATAACTCGAAGTGTGAAAGATAAGCAGAAAGATAAGAGCTAGTAAGCGTTTTTTGCTCTTGCTCATTTTTTCTCCTTATACTTTTGCTGATTTACATTGAGATAACCAAAATTCTTGTTTGCAACAAAATACTCCGTATCTCGTTTCCTCACTTGGATGAATCTCTCGGTTGCAGAAAGGGCAATAAAACTTATGTTCTATCAACTCTCTTAACGCTATAAACATTTTCCTCACCTCCTTTATTGTTTAAATAGCTCATCAGTATGTTATACATAGACGGCGGAGATAATCCGCCGTTTCGCTATTCAATCCCTATAACTCTCTGGAAATAACCACGCTAACATCTCATCATCCATCTTTCCTCCTTGGTTAATTATATCAACTCTTTGATTATATTTCTTAAAGCAGTATCAACGTGTTGGTCATAAGCGTAAGTATAAACTTCTCTAACAATAAAGTTGCTCAACCCTGCAAGATATAATAAATCCCAGCGTAATCTCTTCTCTTTATCTTTGCCAAGATTATTGTCGATATAATACTTCAACTCTTTTTCAACCGTTGTTTTGTTATGCACTAACACTTGAGATATATCCTTTTTCATTTTTTCGTAGTGGTTACTCTTAACCTTCATTAAACCTCCTTTTAGCTTCCGTATAATCCGTAAGAGTTTAAAAGCTGTATTGCTTGCATTGCAATTAAATTATTATTGCAATATACCTCAAGATGATCATCCAGCCTATATAATAGCTGAAATAACGTATTAACTTCTTCCTTCGTTATCCTCTTTACTTCTATGTTCTCTTTCTTCATAAACCTCCTTTGTTTAATCTATGCTGATATTCTTTGATACTTCGTTATTGTAATGAGGGGAGGGGAGAGGTATCGCGCTCCCGCATTACTTCAATGCTTCATTTAATCCTCTATTATATATAATATAATAATATATTTATAGTAAGTTACTTTACTATATATAGTATATATACAATAAGAGTGCAATTTTAAAAAAACGTTTGGTTTAAATATAACTTAAAACTCCTAATAACAGATATAATTGGAGATAATTGGAGTTAGCTCTTAGAATCTTTTCTGTTGCCTTGAAAGTAATAGCTTTTTTGTTGCCTTGAAAGTCTTTTCTGTTGCCTTGAAAGT